TCAATTGAGTGTACGAGGTCCGCTGCCCACCATGAGCGGTACAACCTGGTTGAAGAGCTGACCGAACGCGAGATTGAAGTAATGCGTGAGTTTCTCAATCCGGTCGCTTCCAAACTGGTGGTCGCCAGCAAACTGATCATGAGTATGCACACCCTTAACTGCCATCTCAGGAACATCTATGGCAAGCTGGGCGAGAACGACATCAGGGGGGCAGTCTGGCGCTTTGTCCAGTGCTATCCGACCTACCTGGGGGAACATCTGACCTACTACGTTTTACCTCATAGCCTTAATTAAAAAGAACAAAACAATACCCACCAACCAACCCATGAACCCTAAATTTTTAGAAGAACTTCTGGCGCTGCGCCGGGAGGTAGAAGGGCGTAACAATGCCCTCAACGGCGATGTTTACCCACCCGACAGCCAGCACGCCCAGGGCGTACCTTCGCCCACCTGCCAGTTCTGTATTGCGCTTGTGACGATAGACTGCATCTTGGGCAAGCGTGAAAAACCTTACCTCACTCAAAAGGAGATGGCCGATAATGCCCGGCGCACCGGTCAGTACGAACGCGAATTCCCCCAGGAAGCCCGCGTGAATAACCTTTACAGATTTGTGGAGTAAATAGCCCAGTGGCCGTTTTAAAATTTCCGGCGGATGCCGATGATAACAGCGAGGGAGCCATTCTCACCCTGGCCGAGTGGGCCAGAATATGGCGGGAAGTCCTACGGTTAGTTTACGAGTTGGGAGGGGTTGTGGCCCTGGACCGGCTTCACGAACGTTTACAGAGGGAAATGGCACACCCTACGGTCATTATTTTTGACCTAACTAGCCTCGTGAGTTCAAACCCGCTCGAAAAGTAGTTAGCTTATGGGATGTATTTTAAGCCCAGGTGTGATTGAATGAGGTCGTAATTTAACAATGTTAGACATTTTTAAACTCACTCACGAACAGGTGGAACGCGCCTTCTTTGCCAGGTTTTGCCACCCGCCCCAATTAATTCAGAAGCGCGAACTGGTAGTAGACGGTATCGCCACCGGGCAATTTCTTTACTTCTACCAGGTTGAGGAGGTCACTCCGGTATCTGATCCCCCGGCTAAAGTGGAAGCGCGCCCTCTCAGTTTTGAAGTTTGCCTTGAACTCCCCAAAGGCCGGGCCGATTGTAGCTGCTGGTTCTTTATGCAAACCGGGAGTGTCTGCCCTCATATCGCTTGCATGCTCCGCTACGAGGAACATTATTTAGACCTGGGCAGCAGGCGGTTTTTCAAGAGTGACGCGCTGCTTAGTCATGTGCTATCCGGCATTGAGCCAACTTACGCCGGTTATGTCGAGCGTAAATTTAATCTCTTAAGAGAGTGCTACCAGAATAGCCCGGCCTGGCGCAGGCACTGGATAGGCCCGGCCGCTGCCGACCGGAAAGATGAAGCGGCATAATAATGTTGTCACGACTTCGGCGCCAGAACCGGTATAAGAACGGCTGGAAATAATAGCAAGCAATAGTGCGGGATGGTGTAAGGGCAACACATGAGTCTCATAAACTTAAATACCGGGTTCGAATCCAGGTCCCGCTACCAACTAATCTAAATCTCAAGGGAAAGAAAGGGAACCAACCGGTGATTTTCAATACGCGACAGCGGGCAATCAATAGCGATCTTTCCATCATTGTCACTCGCGCCGACGGCACGGTCGAAGACCTGGGCGTAGTCTACCGCTCGTTTAAGAACCCGCTAAAGCAACTGGCCTGGAACGTTCGCCAGTACGTAAGGCGTCACCTGGGGATATAGCTCTAAGCTACTCCTCGCTGCCAGCTTTTCCTCGTTCGTTACTTAGCCTCTTTTTATCTACCTCAATAATAACCGCCTCAGGAGTCCCTCCCATATGAAATGGCTTTTACTGCCCCTCTCGGCCCTGGCTACTATGTTCCTCGCTCCGCTGGTCACGAATACCGGCAAAGACATTATCACCAACCGGATCATAGGCTCCGGCACTGAACCGAACTATGTCGCCATCGGTACAGGTACCACTGCTGAAGCGGCTACCCAGACCGCGTTGGTGACTGAGGTAGAAACCCGCGCCCTCGGCACTTCCAGCCGCGCCACGACTACGACCGCCAACGATACTTATAGGGTGGTCGGGACGATCACCGCGACCGCTGGCCGGGCCGTTACTGAGTCGGGCCTTTTCGATGCTTCCACCTCTGGCAACATGTTTACCCGTGGCGTCTTCTCCGTGGTGAACCTTTCCACAGGAGATAGCATTCAACTAACCTGGAACGTGCAGCTAACTTAGACCCGGCTACTAAATAAATTAGATGGGGATTTTCTTAAACCAGGCGAATAATGTAGCCACCATCCTCAGTGGCAACGGCGGCTCGATTTCAAACTCGGCCACTTCCATTAAGGTTGCCAGCAGCACGAATTTCCCGGCTACGCCTTTCGCGGCCATTATTGAAGCTGAAATCGTCTACGTCACCAACGTCAGTGGCACGACCTGGACCGTTACGCGCGGCCAGGAAAGCACTACCGCCGTAACGCACAACGACGGAGCTATAGTCCGGCAAATTCTGACGCTGGCGGCCTGGAACGCGGTAGTGCAACTGCAAAGCGGCACGCCCACGGCCCAGACCGGCGAGGTGTTGATTTCCAACACCACCTCATTTCCTGCGATTGAAGGCCGCAATAGCAATAACGGCGGCCCTGCGGTTAAGGGAATTAACACTTCGACTGTTGGCGGTCTTCCAGTAGGAGTTTATGGCGATGCGTCGGCCAACGCCAACGGTACCGGCGTGCAAGGAATTGGAAGCGCAGGGACCGGCGTTTCGGGGTCGGCTACTTCAACCGGGGGGACCGGTGTTTTTGGCGCGGGCGAAGCGGCCGGGGTTTGGGGTTCGGCTAGTGGGGCGTCTGGTTACGGCGGAAAATTTGTAAATTCGTCCGGGGTGGCATTATTCGCTCAAACCCAGACCACTACCAAAGAGGCCATAATTGCCAATACTACCCAAAGCGGTACAACTGCCGCAGCGGTCAGCGTGGTAGATGATACCAGCACCCAAAAAGCCCGTATAAACTTTGACGGTTCGGCTAGCCTGACCAACTCTAAAAACTACTTCGATAACCCGCGTTTCAAGTGGGCGCAGCGGTTGGGCAACGGAGCCAGCACCAAATCTTTTACGGCTAATGTGCGCGATTACCACGTTGACCGCTGGAACACCTTTTTTGGCGGTGGCACCGGCGCGACGATTACCATTAGCCGATTAGATTTTGGTACCAGTGTCGGCGGTAGCGGTTCTTCGTCCGATACAAAATATTGTATGCGGGTGGATAGAAGTGTGGCCGGGACCGGCTATACCTCTTGCATTATTGAACAGTGGATAGAAAACGTTTGGACCCTTGCCGGTAAAACGGTAACGGTTTCAATGCTTATACGCTGTAATAATGCCGCAGTTACGCTTACCCCGATTATGACCCAATATTTCGGAACCGGAGGTACACCAAATTCAAATGTTTCTGCAAGCGGAAGTCCTTCCACCTGGAGCATCCCCAATTCAGCGACATTTGCAAGATATAGCGCCACCTTTAATATTCAGTCGGTAAACGGATTAAGTGTTGGGACACTGACACCCAGCGCATTGGTGTTCCAGTTAAATCTCCCTACGTCGAACACCACCTACCAGATTGATATTACCGACGCCCAGTTGGAAATTTCACCGATTGCTACACCTTTCAAAGATTACAGCGACATCGACGATTTTATGCGATGTCGGCGGTTTTACCAGCACACCTTCGAACAGGGGACAGTCCCGGCCCAAAACGCAGGAGTGCGCGGTATGCACATAGGGGGTTCTAATACATCGGGGACTACACCGGGTTCATTTACCAGTGCGTGGCAGTTGCAACCCGAAATGAGGATGTTCGGGACAACCGTTCCAACTGTAGTAACTTATCACCCTACCGCCGCCAGCGCTTTTCCATTAAACAATAACCTCGGAACGGCTTGTACGGCGGTAAGCTTACAAGGATTTTCCGGGCCTAGAGCCATTGGTTTCAACTTTACACCCCCTACAGGTACAGCATTAGGTCATCAAATGGTAGTTCATGCCTCAGCCAGCGCGGAGTTAATCTAACTATGCAAGACGAATTAGGCAGAACCATAATTTTCACCGACGTGGAATTTTACATCGAAAACAATGGAGACTTGGCGGTATTGTTTGTTGATGCCCCGGCTGCCGGATTTCCTGGTTACTGGTGCAAAGCTTTGATAAACGGTCAGTTTACTGCTGCCCACCTGGAAGGCTTTCGAGCCGCCCACCAAAAAATAGAGCCAACCGAAGCCCAAAGGTTAGAGGTGGAAGCTTTTATGGCTCTTAATGCCTATCAGTACAAACAAAGTGCGGTAGCAACTGCATAGAATCCGCCGCTGACGCAGAGCTATAGATGAGTAAGAGGGTAAATGGCCGCTACCGACCCAATTGATTTTACCGGAGTGCTGGGCAGTAACATGAGCAGCCTCGGTAACATCTCCCTCGCCTACAACTCCGGCTCAATCACGGCCCAGGCAGAGTCAGCCACCGAAAGCCCGGCGACTACCTCACCCGTCAAGCAAGTCGGCAAGATCGTCAGCGCCAGCCAGAACCAGGCGGCAAGCGAAACCCTTCAAGCGAACAAATCTCAAGCTGCCAGCACCGCTACCTCGGCCACCAGGCTCTTTAATATCTCGAAGATTGTCAGCGCAAGTGAAACCCTCTCGGCCAGCGTAAGCTCAGTTAAGACGATCCTGGTAACTCTAAGCGCGAATGTGGGTAACACCCTTTCGCTCTTAAAGCAAATCTCGCTTACAAAATCCGTAACTCAATCCGGCACCGCCTCCGAAGCTCTCAGCATCTCAAAACTGGTCAATACGGGCCAGAGTCAGGCCGCCAGCTTTCTAAAACAGGTTCTACTGAGTTTGGGAACTAGCCAATCGAGCGGCCCTACCATCACCAAAGAAGCGGCGCTAAACCTCAACTCGGGCAGTACTTCGCCGGTCGCAGAGCTGGTAAAGCAGGTAAATACCTCGCTTTTCGCCAGCCAGGCTATCTCAGCGGTAGTCAGCTCGCTCAAAGTCTTTTTAGTAACGCTCTCGGCCGCAGTCAGCCCGGCCACCAATCTCTTAAAAGAGATCCAGCTAGCGCTCACCGGCAGCCAGGCGAGTGGCGTAACGCTCAGTAAAGAAGCCGGGATAACCGCGAGCGCTGCCATCACCCCAGGCGCTACGCTCCTAAAGAGCATCAGGAAAACTCTCGGCGCTGTCGCCAGCTTCCTCGTCACCGTGTTTTCTGGTGGCGCGGTTGCCATCATCACCGCCCCAATTAAATCGGTTGCGGCCAGGATTGACCGTTACGCTTCATCTATTGCCAGGGCGAACGCTTACACCTCCACCGCAGCCAGGGTTGAGCTTTACAGCTCGAATATCGCCGGGGTAGGGAATTACGTGGTAAGCACTCTGAAAAAGGTCCTTTACTACTTAAGCATCGTAAAGAAGACGTCCAGCGCTGATCCGGCCGTTATTACTCTCCCAGTTCAATCGGTTACTACAAAGGTCCAAAGCTATACTTCGACCACCTCGACAGCTACCAGCGCTAATCCTTCGTCATCTTCTCCTTCTTATACCTCGAACACCAGTAAAGCGGGCGCCACTGCCTACACCTCGACTGCTACCAATGCCCGAAGCTACACCGTAAGTACGGCCAGAAAGCTATTCTACACCCTCAAAATCACCAAAAAGACCGGGAGCATTGACTAAATAATGTCCACCTTAACTATGTTTCGGGGTGACGATCAGGATTTCACCCTCACTTTCACCAAATTAAACGGCACGGTCCAGGAAGCTCAGGACATCACCGGCTGGACCATCTGGTTTACTGCAAAGCTTGAGGAAAGCGATACCGACGCGTCGGCCAAATTCCAGAAAAGCACCGCTGCCAGCGCCGGGATCGTGCTAACCGACCCCACTGGCGGCATTGCCACCCTTTCGATAGCCGAGGCGGATACCAGCGATCTGAGGAACGAGACCATCCTCTACTACGACGTGCAGGTCAAGGACGGGGCTGACAAGATCGTCACCACCGAAAAAGGCACGCTTACCGTCCAGGTAGACATCACGAGAACGACCACCACGAGCTAAGACTAAGCAAAACACTTTATCAAGGGAAAAGGGGAAATAAGAGTTTGAATACCACTCAGGCAGAAAAGGAAGTCAAAAAGGTAGTAGAGCCGCCTCTCAAGGCGCTCGCCGAAGCGATTGTTGTTCGGCCCAAGCCAAACCGTCACCAGCGGCGCTGGATAGGTGGCATCGAAGCCCGGCGGATTAGAAAGCTTCATCACCTGGTCTATCTGCTCATGGAGCGCAAAGCCCGACCAACAATGCACTACTTGCCTCGTCCGCAGCGGATGAAAACCCAGAAGCAGATCATGAAGGCTGCCCTTCGCAATATCGGCTTCATAATGCCTGACAAGGAAGGCGTGCTGCCGGTGCGCCCTCAGATCGCTCTGCCGCAACCCAGCAGCCGAGGACTAAGGATGCAAGAGCTAAAGGCTCTCTTCCGTCTTCAAAAAGGTGCTGGCCGGTAATAGCAGCGAATTATCGGACAGTCACGTTTATTGAACTCAAGCTAAATCAGACATAATCGGACATTATGCCCCGCACGAGCGAATTATCGGACACCAAGCTCCAGGAGATCCACCGTCTCAAGTTTGACGAAGGCTTATCTGTTCGCAGAATAGCCGAACAACTGGGTATTACCAAGTCGCAGGTTGAGACGGCTCTATCTCGCCCGGTAGTAACTCCCAAGCTCCAGGAGCAGGCCGCCGCCCAGGTGACCGCCTTGTTATCCACCGAGGAAGGGCAAGAAGCCCAGTACCGGATAAAGGTGAACGTCTTCGACATACAGTCTGGCCTCCAGGAAGTGATGGACCAGACCACAAAACTCCTCTCTAATAGCAAAGCCCCCCTCAAAGAACAGGTAGCCGTCCGGGCCGAGATGCGCCAGACCTTAGTCGCAGCGGCCAATATCGTCGAAAAGACCTACAACTCGATCATGTTTAATGAAGTCCTCAGAACCATCTTCGCCGCTTTTGCCGAGGAGTCCCCAGAGACCCAACGGCGAATCTACGAGCGACTCGCCTCAAGCCCTGCTACGGCGAGTCTTATCGGGCTTCTCGCAGATAATCGAGACGGGGAAGGCCCCGAATATTGATGAAAGCTCGACTTTCACCGGTGACGACGGCATCACTCCCGACGGCCTCACTCCCCAGGATGTAGAACGGGAACGGGCCGCCTGTAAAGCCAGTTTCGCCTACTTCTGTTCGCACTACGCTTACGTCACCGAGCCTCGCCCGCCTGATGAGAATACCGACCCGGACGAAGACAGTGACTTCCAAGCATTCTTCAAAGGTAAGCGCTACCAGGCTTCCCTTTCAGCCGAAGCCCTCGCACTTTTACAAAAGGATCTTGATCTGGCCGCCCAGGAAAACGGCGGCACCTCGACCGAACTGCCCTTTGCGCTCTGGGACTTCCAGGTAGAAGCGGCGGCCTGGCTCGAATGGCTTCTGGTAAAACGCAAGTCCGGCGCCATCGAGAAATGCCGCGATATGGGCATGAGTTGGCTCGTCCTCTGGTTTATTATCTGGTGCTGGCTCTTCCGGCCGGGCTTCCAGGCCCTGATCGGCTCCCGCAAGGAAGCGAGTGTAGACAACGGCAAGCTTGATAGCCTCTTCGGTAAGCTCGACTACGGTATCACGAAGCTGCCTACCTGGCTCCAACCGAAGGGCTACAACCGGGCCAAGAACCGCACCTATCTCTCGATAGTCAACCCCGAGACGAAGGGGTTTATCGCCGGGGATAGTCAGACCGAAGACTTCGGGCGCGGCGGCCGCTACACCATCATCTTCCTGGATGAGTACGCTTTTTGGACCCAGGATGTATGGGGTTCGGTCAGGCAGGCCAGTAAGACCGTTATCGCCGGGAGCACCGTCAACGGTAAGAACCTTTTCTATCGGCTTACCCAGCGCCTCCGCAAAATCTCCGGTAGCCGCGTACTCAGGATGGAGTGGTGGAAGAACCCCACTCACACCGAGGAATGGTTCAAACAGCAGCAGGCCGAAAACGACGAGGCTACCTTCGCCCGTGAAGTCCTGATTGATTACGAGGCCTCGGTCAAAGGTAAATACTACCCGATCTGTAGCATTATCGAGGCGACCGGCCGCCTTAAAGAACGCCTCAAGTGGACGCCTGGCTGGCCCTCGTTCCTTAGCTGGGACTACGGGGTAAGCGATAACACGGCCCTTATCTGGTGGCAAAAGCACCCCGACGCGGCCCGGCTGCCGGTGGGCGAACCGATCTACCGGATGATGTTCTCTTACACCAATAACGCCAGGCCCATCGGCTTCTACGTCCCGTTTGCCAGAGCTGAACTGCCCACTCCCGAACAGCAGGCACTATGGCAGTACAGCCAGGCCGAAATAGACTTTATCCTCATGCTCCAGAAGGCTGGGGTAACACGCTTCCTCGAACACCGGGGCGACCCGGCCGGCAAGCAGCGTAGCCAGGATACCGCCGTAAGCGTTGAGCAAACCCTGGCGAAAGCTGGGATCGTCGTCCGGTCGAACACCAAAGATAACAGCTACGCCGCCCGGCGCTCAGCACTTACCGACGTACTGATGCGCTGCGAGGTGAACCGGGAAGGCGCCTGGGCAGCCTTCGATGCCATCTCGCAATCGAAATACCCCGACCGGAGCGAGAATTCGCAATCTACCACCGCACCATCCGGCCCGGTGCATGACTGGACCTCTCACTACCGGTCCAGCGCCGAATATTTCGCGGTCGGCGAAGCCAAGTTACCCCGCCAATTTCATGTCATCAATGCAATGGCTGACGACGAGGACGATGGTGAAAACGGCCGGCCAGATCCTTACGCTGACATAGACATCTCCGAATATTTTTCCTCTGACGAAAATTAAAAGCATCATGCCCCCATTCAACCTATCCAACCTCAATAGTCAGCTCCGTTCGACCGCTTCTCGCGTGCTGGGCGGAGTAGCTGCACGTCTTGCTCCCAAAGGGGGAAGTAACAACGAACTGGCCCAGCGCAAGGGCTTCGGGGTAGACGGCGACGCTGGGTGGTCGAGTTACGGCGCTCTGATGGGTGGTATCTTTGGCCCTGGTGGTAGCGGGCAACTCAATATTGGCCTGTCGCGCTTTCGGACCACCGGCGAATTTATCGGTGCCTACGCTGCCGACGACCTGGTGCATGCCTGCGCCCTTCTCCGGGCTGAAGCGGTTGCCCGTCTCACCTGGAAGCTGCGCCACCGCCGGACCGGCACGGTGCTAGAACAGGGCAGCCAGGACGTGGCGGCCGCCGTCGCCGGTAATCACCCCCTCTTTCGGGATAAGAGCGAGTGGGTAAAGTTTAGGGAGTTGCATAATCTCCTGAACAAGCCCAACCCTTACCAGACCTGGTTCGAGTTCCAGGCGCTTCAGCAGATGTATTACGACCTGGCCGGTAACGCCCTCACCCTCAAAGACAATATGAACGGGCTGGGCTGGCCGGAGTATCTCTGGCCCTTAAACCCGGCCTGGACTCAGCCCATCGTGCTGACCGACGAAGGGCTGGTCGGCTACTACTACCAGGGCGACGCCCATTCCTCGACCTGGGACCCCGATGAAATCAGCCACGCCAAACAGCTTTCACCCAATACTCCTTTCTTCTGGGGTATGAGTACGATCCACGCTTTGGCGCAAACCCTCGACGCCCAGATCGCCATTGACGAGTACCAGCGCGCTTTCTTCCAAAACGGCGCCGTGCTGTCCGGTGTGGTGTCCTCCCCGCCCAACGCCGAGGTAGACCCCAAGCAGTACAAACTCGCTAAAGCCGAGATCAAGGACCAGTTCCAGGGGGCAAGAAACCACTTTAAGGTGGCCCTCCTCACCGGCGGGATGCAGTGGCAGAACGTCTCGATCCCCCAGACCGAGGCGGGCATGATTGACTGGAAGAAGCTGGGCGAGGACCGCATTCTCAGGGCCTTTAGGACTCCTAAATCGAAGCTGGGCAGCCAGGACGACGCCCAGTACAACAAGCTCGACGCGGCCGACCGCATGTTCTACAAGGAGGCGATCACGCCTCTGGCGGAAATGTGGCAGGACCGCTGGACGAACGACGTTACCTGCTACTTCGGGTTCGATCTGGAATTTGACGTACCTCAGTTCGACGATCTGGCGAGCCAGGTAGAGATTGCTAAGGACGTTGACGGTATGACCAGCCTGACGCTCTGGGAGAAGCGCCAGACAATGAAGCGGGTGATGGGCAAGAACCTCATTTTGGAAGACGACCCGGATAGCCCCTTCAACCCGAATAGCCAGGCCAGCCGGTTCGGGCAACAGCAAGAAGGCGAAAGCCCGGCTATGCACCTCATCTTTGGCCCGGACGGCACGCCTATCGCCCGGCTGTCAGCAGGAGAACTGGGCGAGTATAAGCGGCTGGAAACAGCGCTGGGTAAATACCCACTAAAAGAGCTTATAGAGGATTTGAGTGATGAAGAAGAGGAAGAAGAGGTATGACCAAAGAGAACCTTTTCACCGGCAGTTTGGTGAAGCTAACTACCGCCGAGCCAGGCGACGCTGAAGCTTTTGCGAAGTGGTCTACTGATCCTATCTACATGCAGCGCGCCTACTCCGGTCCGGCTTATCCCGTCCCAAAAAGCCAGTATGAGGATTGGGACAAAAGCTTTAGTTGTAATGCCGGAGAAGAATACCAATTCCGGCTTAGAACGGTTGAAGACAACCGGCTGATTGGTAAAGCATCTCTCTACGGCATTAGCTGGACTGATCGCAAAGCCACGCTTGCCATCGCTATCGGCGATGAGACCGACCGGGGTAAGGGTTATGGTTCAGAAGCGATCCGGCTCCTGCTCCGCTACGGCTTCGAGGAATTGAACCTCAACCGGGTTAGCCTGTGGGTTTTCGAGTATAACCGCCGGGCCATGAGGCTCTACGAAAAGCTGGGCTTCAAACATGAAGGCCGCCTGCGCCAGGATAGTTTCCACCAGGGCCGGTACTGGGATAATGTCCAAATGGCAATGCTCCGAGAGGAATGGGAGCCACTCAGCAGTTCTAGCCTCGTTTCTAGCCAGTGCTGCGGCTGCGATCCTGCCAAAGGTGAAGCCTGCTCCAACTGCCCTCCAATCAAAACCCGAGATTATATTTACCCGCAATGTGGTTGCGACCCTGAGCATAACACCAAGTGCCTTTACCACTATCTGGGCCTCGATACTAGCCCTAACAGTTTTGTAAATGGGGCTGGTTATCGCCAGCGCTGCCCCTTGTGCTTTTCACCACTGAACCCTTCCACAGTTCACTTCTGCTCAGTTAAGTAAATCACTCTACTCTAATAATGTCTTCTAAAGAAGCTATCACTACCCCAACTAACGAACCACATACCGGTGTAATGCTGGCTTTCTTCCTGCCAGAGGAAGTGGCCGGTAAACTGGCGCTCGAACCTGCCGCCATGATGGGTGGCATTCGCTGCGTACCGCCCGGCGATATGCATGTGACCCTCGCCTACCTGGGGGATCTGGAGGATGAGGAAAGCGCTAAAGCTTTTAACGAGTGTAAGTTAGCGCTGGCAAAGAACCTAAAGGCTTTCGCGGCTAAGATGGGACCGGTCGAAGGCACTCTCAGCGGCCTCATTCGGTTCGATAACCGGGACGGTGGCGACGACGGCCAGCACGCTCTATGCGCTTCGTTTGATGCGCCGGGCCTCGAAGACTGGCGCCACGAGCTGGTGAAATGCGTAAAAGCCAGCGGCCTTTCCGTGGAACCAAACCACGGCTTTACCCCGCATTGCACGCTGGCCTACGTACCGGAGGATGCTCCGCCTGTGCCAGAAAGAATAGGGCTGCCCGAACCTCACCAGATCGCCTTCGACCGCTTCCACCTCGCCTGGGGCGATAAACGCCTCCCCTTCCAGCTAGCCAAACCCACCACCTCACAAGAAGAAAAGAAATCAATGCCCACCAACCAGCCTCCCAAAAACAAACAACAGGCCCTCGGCACTACAAAGAAAACTGATTTCAAGCTGGAATTCAAAACGGCCGGCACCAGCGAAACCATCTACGAGGGCATGCCCGGCATCTTTATCGAGGGCTGGGCGGCGGTACGCGCCCCTGAAGACCGCTACGGTGATTTGATTGCTCCTACCAGCCAGGTCTTCCAGGAAAGCATGCGCACCTACTTCGAGCTAAACCCGATCTTGTTGTACGAGCATGGTCTCGACCAGGTCATCGGGAATAAGCCTCTGGGACAGGTGGTAGCTTACCGCTTCGATGACGACTACGGGCTTTGGGTGAAAGCTTTCGTGAGAAAACCGGTCTGGGAGCCGCTACTTCAGATCTACCTGGACATCAAAAACGGGGTCTTGCACACCTTCTCTATCGGTGGTATCTGGACCCGCCAGGGCAACGAGATCGTATCGGCCGACCTATTCGAGATCAGCGTGGTAGCTACGCCGGCCCAGCCTTACGCCGTTTTCGACCTGGCTACCAAGAGTTTTATCGGGGCGGACGGTAAGCGGATTCCTAAATCCAAAATGCTACCGCTTAACGTTCAGCGCCAAAGGAAGGCCCTGGTGCTGGCTATTGCCGGAGTTAATTACTGGGCCGAACAGGGCCAGAGAGTTATGGCCGCCAAATTTAAAAGCCAGAAGCAAAAAGACGCTGCCATGAAGATCGCGGCGGTGAAGCTTGAGAAAGCTATCAGTTACCTGGAAAACCTGACCAGGAACTGAGAACTGAAAAAGAAAGGAACAAAGGAATAGAAATCCGATGTTAGTTATCGTACCCGATGGGCAAATTAGAGATTACCGCCTCCGGCACCTGTCCACGCTGTTGGAAGAGTTAGTCAGCGTTTACGGCAAAGACTGCGTTATCCAGTTTGATGTAGAAGGCTATGGCGCCATTACCTTTGACCCAGGCCGCACGGTTGCGGACCTGCACCAGTCCGACGAACAATCTGTAGAGCAGCCTGCTGCGCCGGTAGATCCTGGCACCGGGGAAAAGTCGCAAAGTAAAGCCAAAAACTAACCCCGCCCTCTCACCCCTGGAATATTACCCGCCCCTGCCCTCGGCTCCCCGGCCATTCTCGTGGCCTCCGGCCCCGGACGGGAGGCTAATCATATAGCCCGCCTGCCCGGGCAGCCCTTTCCCCACATTTTGCGGCGGCCAGCTAACCGGCCACCTCCGACTGGTTAGCCCCGCCCGCTCCTCTATTAACCCAACCCAACCCAACCCAACCCAACCCCCGCTTTCACCTCATCAAATCAAAAAAGAGGTGAAACGCAAGAAAGGACAATTACCACTATGGCGAACAAGAACAGTCGCCGGAGCCGCCGGGCCGCTAGTGAACGCAAGCGCCGCCCCGGTTCCGGTGCCAGTGGCGCGGCTCCCAAGACCGGCCGCGATCTCCTCATGCAGCTCGCTCTGGATCTCAAGGCTGGCGGCGCAGGCATGCCCGGCCAAATGGACGATGAAGAGGACGATGAGACCCAGGATGATGAAACCGAGAACAAAGAAGGCAGCGGAGCCTCGGACGACGAGGAAATGATGGGCCTCGACGACGATATGCTGGACGCGCTTTTGGGTGCTGACGACGACGAAGAGGGCGGCGACGAGGAATACGCCGAGGACGATGAAGAGAAAGGTGACGACGATGAAGGTGACGAAAACGGCGCCAGCGTCATCCTCGATGCCGACCAGCTCGACGCCATTCTCGACGCGGCCCTGGGCGTTGACGACAACGCTGACGACGAAGATGTGCAGGCCGCTGTAATGAGCGCCAAAGCGAAAAAGCTGGCGGCTCGCAAACGGGCGGCTGCTCAGAAGGTGCTGGCCCAGCTAAAAAGCGAACTCTCCGGCGTGAAGCTGCCAGCCAGCGTGAAAAAGCTGCTCATTCAGACGGCACTACGCCAGGCCAGCGAGGCGGCCCATGCCCAGGCCAGTAAGAAAGTGGCCCAGGTCGTGGCGAAACGCAAACAGGAAAAGCAGGCCGAGCGCAAGCGGCTGGAAAGCCAGCGCCAGCTTGTAGATACGATGGTCGAGGAAAAATTAATGAACACCCGTTACGGCCGGTCCTTCCACTTTGGCGGCTACGAAACCAGTGGCCGGGACCGGAACCGGGGCGGTCGCGAAGTGAAGACCTTCGACCGGAACCGCCTTTTGTCCCTCTCGCAACTCTCCGGCCAGTACCGGCGCGGCACTCCCGAATTCAAATTGATTGACGCCTACCGGGCGCTGACCAATCCTGAATTCCGCCAGGGCTACATCAAAGAATTCAAGGCGCTGGGTGGCGCTACCGGCAGCGCCGGTGGGTTCATCGTACCCGAAGAGTGGGCCTCGGACTTCATCAAGCTCTTACGGGCCAAAGCGGTCGTGCGCAAGTTCGCCCGCGTTTACCCGATGGGCAGCGATACCCTGCACTTGCCCGCGCAGGCCGGTGCGACCAACGCCCAGTGGATCGCCGAAAACGCGGACGCTTCCTCCGGCGCTACCGATCAGAGCTTCTCGGAAATCGTCTTTACGGCGAAAAACCTGGTAGCTTTCTCCAAAGTGAGTAACCAGCTCCTCGCCGACTCCACCTACGACGCCGAGCAGATCGTGCGCGAAGACCTCCAGAAGGTGGTAGCCCTCAAGGAAGACGACACCTTCCTGACCGCCGGTACGGGCAGCACTACCGTTCCGACCTCGATCTACGCCTCGATCCCCGGCGCCAATATTCTGGCCGGTAGCGGCGCTTCCCAGGCCCTGGCTGCCGACGACGTTTACACCCTCATGAACGCGGTAGAAGAGAACAACGCCCAGGTGGACGTGTTCGTCACCTCGCCTACCGGTCTCATGAAGATCCGCAAGCTGAAAGATACCACCGGTAACTTCATCTTCAGCTCGGCGGGTGGCGTGAACTCTCCTCAGCCGGTGATAGAAGCGCCTTACGGTTCGGAGCCTCAGAACTACGGCCCGGTTGGCTACCTTTTGGAGCGGCCGGTCTACATCACGACCCAGGTTCCGAAGACGGTCGCCTTCGCGGCGGGCGCTATCTCGGCTCTGACCGGCGGCACCGGCACGTTGCTCTTCGCCGGTCAGTCGGAGTATGCGGCCATTGCCCAGCGCGCCCAGATCGAAATCCTGGCCTCGAACGTGGCCGGTAGCTCCTTCCAGAACAACCAGACCTGGTTTAGGGCGATCCTCCGCGAGGATTTCGCTCTAACCATCGCCGGTGCCTGGTCGGTATTAGGTTTCGCCTAGTCTCTACCTACCTACCTACCTACCTACCCGCCTAAGTACCATACCCTTCCATTTCCCTTTCCCTTTTCCCACTCACCCACATTTGGTCTATCTGCGAAAAATTCGCAGATAGACCCCCATCTCTTTACTGAACTTATCTCTATTATCTACCCACTTCATTATGCCCACCTGCCCAAAATGCCAGCGAGACGACCATCTTGTACCAAGCCTTGTCTACTGTATAAGCCAGGGCCAGGCCAAAAATGGTGGCTGCAAAAGCGCCGGTGAGGACGGGCATGCCCACCTTTACTGCCGGTGGTGCGCTACCTATTTCGTCTACCGGCTGGGATTGGCATCACCACCACCACCACCACCTTACCCCGAAATGAGCGAGGACCTTCTCGCCGCTCGCTCTGACAGCTCTAATACCAGGTAAATAAATGGCTATCACCCCGCTCGTAACTTTTACCGACATTCAAAACCGTTTCAAGAGGCTGGTGCGTCTCAGCGGCATAACCTCGACCAATACTCTCGACGACATTGCCAAAGGCGCTACCGGTCTCGTTAAAAAGCGGCTGGGTTACAACCCCCAGGTGGATAGCGTAACCAATTTGCCCTCCGTCTCCGAAACGCTTAACGGCGGCCGGCCGGTGATCTTCCTTCTCGCCCCGGTTGATCTCGAAAGTGAGGGCGCTACCATCACAGTCAAAGAGCTGGGCGTAACTCTCACCCGCCGCCCCTCATGGCCTACCCCACCTACCGCTCAGACCGGCGACTACTTCGTTGGCGAGGACGGCTTTACCCTCTACCGGCTTTCAGGGCCAGGCGGCCGGGTGCTGGGTATCTGGGGCGCTAACTCGAATATAGGTTCGGTCGGCTGGCTGGGCAACCCGGTGATCGGCGGTATCCGGCAAGGCGGCGATTATACCGATAGCTACCGGGGTACCATTGAGGTAACTTACACCCCGGATATTGACCTATTCCTCATAAAGTCGGTAGCCCTCAAGCTGTGCAAATTCGAGCTAATGGAGACTATCGCCAGCAACTCGGTAAGGTTAGGAGACGCGGCCCAGGAAATTGATATGCCCGATAGCATCCCCCAGGCCCGTAAAGACGCCCTTTCGGAGCTGCCCACCCCCCTACTTATCGGCACAGGAACTTAATAGTTATGGCTCTTCCAGGACTTCCCAACGGCACTATCACCATAAAACGCAAGAATTCCCAGCATACCATTGTCACTGTGCTTACGGACGTTGACGCTTACCTCGGCGGCAACAAGCTGGGTGCGACCGTATTATGGCCGCCTAACCCCCAGGACGGAGAGCAGGTCCAGGAGATGGCCCTCTACAACCTATATATCGGCAGCCAGGACGAAAACCCCGGCAACTGGATACTCAAGGAGGGCGATACCGGGGAATTTACTTACGACGGTTCAGACGCAGCGGTGGACTGGTATCTCGCCATTGTAGGCGAGCCTCAAGAACTGAGGGGCGTGGGCCTCGATCACTGGAAGTGTCCCGTAGTGAGGTTTAGCAGCAAATAAGATGATCCACGAAGTTATCCATTACCTGGTGGACCTGCCTACCCCCACCACCGGCCCCTTGTATACCGCCTGCAACACCCCCGCTATGAAAACGGCCCTGGGCGGCTCTACGGTCGTAGCAGGGGTCTACAGCTCGAACAACCACTCGGCGCCCACCGTAAACCCTGCCACCAATACCGCGCTACCCACCCCTTACGTGCGGGTCTACGACACCGGCAGGAAACCGGAGCAGATCCCTTCTCTGGGCGGTTCAGGCCACCGGACCTTAAAGCAGGTAATGCTCATTGATTGCGTGGCGAACGGCGCTACCGACTACGAAGCCAACCGCCGGGCCTTTTTCCTCATGCTGGCGGTAGACGCCAAACTTCGGCAGGTGCTGAACAGTGGAGCGCTCTCCGGGCTTACTGTGAGCGATCTGGGCGGCACCGCAAGCCAGGTCTCGGTCACAAACTCGTGGATCGAGCTGGAAGACGACCCCATGGTGCAAGGCCCTGGCTCCGATAACTCGGACGCTAAATGTCTCGCTATCAAGAAGATCAGAGTAACAATGCTTCTCGCCTACCAGCTTACCAGCTAGCTCGCTCATTTACTCACCCACTCAATCACTCAGGAGGCTCTGCCTGATGCCGCTTAAAGTTGCTATTCCGGCCGCCGCTTTGATCGTAGCTATATCCATTTTGATACTCCTCGGGGTCTTACTCGGCCCGGCCGGGCCAGCTTCTATACCGCCAACGCCACCGGCGCCTACTCCGACCGCGCAGGCTCCCCAGCAGGTGCTAGAAGACGAGAGTTTGTACCTGGCCGGTAAGTGTCAGAAATTCTCGCCGGACGCTGCCCCGGAGTGGTACGCAGCCCATCCTGGCATCCCCCAGTGCAAGTTTAAGAATAAGAAATAAGTAATTAAGAAATAAGTAAGGAGAACTAAATTGAACGCGATCTTTATCGGATGGCGAGGTGAAACCCTCGGCTCGTGGTGGAATATGCGAGGCATCTGGGGGGACCAGGAATTCTACTTCGACGAAGCGGGCCAGGTGATACCGACCTTTGACGAGGAGGGCAATTTCGTACCGCCGGTGAATTACGTCCGCAAAAGCAAAATGGGCCTCACGCCCGGCGGACAGATAATGCTGCCCAGCTTTGACCCTGAGCTGATGGCCATCGCCTACAAGAGCCAGCAGTTCGCAAAGCCGGAAGCGAAAGCGCTGATTATAGAGCGCCACCAGGAAATAGAAAAGAAGATGAGCGAGGAAGATGCCAAAGGCGGCTTCAACATCAAAAAGGTCTATAACACCCTGGCTCAAAAACTCTTTAACGACCTGGTGGCCCAGGACCTGGTGGTCGTCGCCCCGCCGGCTCCTACGGTAGAGCCTGACACGCAACCAGAACAGCCTGCCCCGGCCACTCCAGCGCGAGAAGATAGCACCCAGCAGGTGCTGGATCAGCTCACTGCCACTGACCCTGAGCATAACGGTTGATGCTAATCGGCTGAGAAGCAAGTTTGCTTTCCTTTCCTGTCATCGCCCACTCACCCCGCTAGCCCCTACCACTACTGCCCTTACCTACCTACCCCTTCCACTCCATCCACTCCACAAAGAAAATGAGGTTTTTAATTAGATGGCATTTACTAAAACTGATGCCCGTGTTTACGCGGCCCTAGAGTCGGCTAAAGGCTCACTCGCTTCGGCCTATAAGACGGCCGAGCAGTTCGTAACCTGGTCGCACGCTACCGATAAAATTTATGTGCCTGGGGTGGCCGGCCTGGGCAGCGGTATCTGGAAGCAGAAGAATACCGGTACGACTTTCCAGATTCAGGATACCCTGGACGGCCGCATGACCCTCCAGACTTTGCCCTCGATCATCTTCCTGGGCGACCACACCAAAGCTACGACCGGCGCCGGGCCGGATTACACCCACGTCTACACCCCGATAGACCGCAACAGCGAGCTTCCCTATATGTCGCTGGGCCTAGTTTGGGGCGAACAGGGTACCCTCGGCGCCGGGGCCATGACCCGCTTCACCAGGGACACCCGGATCGTCTCTCGTGAGATCACGGTCGACTCGGAAGACGTTTTAAAGTTTACCATCGGCTTTGGAGCCTTGAACGAAGGCGCCGGCGCCGGTACCGAGACCTTCGCCGCTGACACCGGGATTATTACTCCCCAGCCTAACGGCCCCTCGGCCAATGTCTATACCTACCCCTCTTTTGCTCCGGCCGGGATGTGCGTCAACGACTTCAAGATGACCTGGACCCCCAACGTGGTATATGGTAAAGCGTGTCTGGGCAGCGGCGAGAAGAGCGACATTTTGATTGACGAAGCGGGCTGGACTATCGCCTTTACCGCCATCGCTGATAGTAATATCACCCAGTTGTATAACCAGATAAATTATCTCAAGAACACCGGGCTTTCGATTGATGCCGCCATGAACGCCGCCATCAAAGAGGGCGCTTTCAGCTTCCTTATCAATAGCACGGACGTGATCCCGACCTCCTCGACGCCTTACTCCTTCGCTGGCAACTTCCCTAACCTCCAGTGGAATAAGATCAACTGGAATACCAACCAGACCCCGCAAACCGTCACTTTTGAAGCTACCAGCTTCGTCAAAGCGCACACCTTCACTTTCATCAACGATAAAATCTCGACGGCGATGAACCTGTAAGTAGGCCTGCTTTAACGGGGCGGTTATCAGTTAACCTATAACCGCTCCTACCCACACCGCTAGATATTTTTTAGTTTAGAGAGAACACAAGAGAAAGAGAGAAAATTTATCATGGCTTCCCGCAAACCGACCGTCAAAAATGAAGATGAGAAGGGGCTAATATACCAGCCTCGCAGGCTTAGCGTCCTCGAACTCGACGCTAAATTTATCGTGGTAGATGACATCGGGAGTTACCTCCAGGGGCGCTTCAAATACGACGAGGCTGAACAAAAATATGTGCTGCCTAATCGCGTAGATAAGATCGCCTTCAACAGCCTGGCCTGGATGCTTTTCGGTAAGAACTACACCGGCAAAGGTCTCACCATCCTCTTCGCCGATGCCACGGGCGAGCTGCCGGTAGCAGAGGTAGTGCGCTGGGCCGAAGAGTATCCGGCCTTTTTCGAAGAGTGCTACAAGAAGGCTATCGAACTCAACCCCAGCCTGGCCCCGGCGAGCGAAGGGCTTACCACGCCCCAGCCCGAAACCAGGGATAAAGACGGCAAACCTATTTCCAAAGAAGAAGCGGAAAAAAACGCCTGATCCACCCGGCCAAACTGCTCGAATGGTACACCGGGTGGAACCTCAATTATTACACGAGGCGCCAGCGAAAGCCCGGCGAAGAGCAAAAGAAACCCGAGAAGCCGGATCTGGCCGACCTGGAAGCGCTCTTTACGGACCTGCGCTGGCTCACTCAGGAAGAGCTTGACGATTTCTACGTCTCAAAGGTGCTGGGCCAGCTCGCCGAAAGCGTGGTATTCAAATACTCCGGCGGCTGGGGCGACTGGCCACCAGAAGCGGTAAAAGCCTTGGTCGTACTCCAAAGGCTGGATCAGGAAGTAGACGCCTACTACCGGAAGCTGGCCGAGTTTGAAGACGCGAAAGCCGACGCCCCGCCGCCGCCAATGCCAATCCCACCAGGTAAGGGGCAGGCCGCCCTCGGTATGACGGACCCCCAGGTGGCCCAGCGCAAGGCCGAAAGTTTGCAAAGGTTTTATGCCAGCGCCAGTAAGCAGGCTAAAGCAAGTTAAGCCAGGTAAGGTCGGACAATGTCTTTCAAAGTAACCAGACCTTTGCAAATTGATTTCGAGAAAGCCGCAGCGGCCGCCCTGGGTGAGGTGCTGGAAGCGAGCGCCAAGCCCATAGTTGAGGCTCACTTCGGGCAGTCCCAGCCGGGCGACTGGCCGCCTCTTAAAAAGTCTACCGTCACCCAGCGCCGGGAGTTAATCGCCCACCATGGAGCTTCCGGCTTCAGCCCAACCACCCCGGTCATGTTCCGCACTGGCCGCTTGCAAAAGGCGGTAGTAGCCAACCCGGTAAAGGTGGAAACCAGCGGCAGCAAAACCGTAGGCTCGCTCTGGACTAACGACCCTGTGGCCCTCTACCTCAACAAATCCCGTAAAATCTACAGCTTTACCCAGAGCGAGAAAAATACCATCCTCAAAGAGCTTGCAACAGCCTTTATCAAACATCTGAAGGGCAAAGCAAGCTAACTAAAGCTTTTATCTGCGAAATTTTCGCATATAGCTCACACACTTCCATACCAGCCTACCTCACTTCACCCCACCCTATCCAATCCAATTTAATCAATGGACGATAATCTGGTTTTAGGCGCAGAGTTTAGCCTCGATACCACAGCCGCCCGCAAGCAAATTGACGACCTCAACAAAATGGTCGCCAATATCGGCAGCAGCAGTAAGTCGGGCGCTCCGCAAATAATCTCGAACAAAGACGTTGAGAACGCCAAGAGCATAGCCACCCAGGTCGCTCAGGCGCAGGCCCAGTACAAGATGATGGCCAACGCCCAGGCTAGTTTTGCCTCAGGCGCCAAACAATCGGCCAGCACCTTTGCCATGCTCAGCGGCGAGATGGCAGACCAGGTTAAGCTCATTCGAAGCCTGACTACCGACCAGGCCGAATTCAACGACCTTTTGAAAAAAGAGGTTGAGCTGCGCAACCAGGCAACCGAAGCGGCTAAGGCTATTACCAAAGCATCATCAAGCTCTAATTCTACCGGTGGCAGTGGCAGCGGCAGCGGCGGCGGCAGTAACCCGCTAAGCCAGCTACCGGGCTTTAGCCAGGCCAACAATCTGTTGGGTGGAGGGATGTCTACAGCGGCCGGTGGCGTATTGGGGGTAGCTATCGGGGCTAGCGTGGCGGCCGTTAAAGCCTTCGGCGACGCGGTAGCCGAGGCGGGCAAAAAAGCGCAGGAGCTGGCTAAAGGCTTTAGCGATGCCGGCGGCGGGATGGATAAACTGCGCCAGTCCCAGCTAAACCAGAATTATGCCGATTCCAAACTGGCCCACAACCCGGTGGTGCTGGATATGGAAAAGGCCAAAAACGACTGGGACGCCGGTTGGAAAAACTTCGTTGACCACGCCCTGACCGACATCAAAAATACCTTTGATGAGCTGCCCGCGACTGGCGACATGAATAAAATCGCCAAAGTCCGTAAAGACCGGGAAGCGGCTCAGGAAAAAGCGATGGCCACGCCGGGCCAGTTGGTTGGCGCCAATAAAATCCAGTACGACCAGCTCAAACGCCAGGGCGTTGAGATGGAGCAGGACATCGCCCGTGAAAAAGAAAAGCTCGACCACGACTTCATGGTCAAGCACCGCGACCTCCAACTCGAAGAAAAAGAGGAGCGGATTAATTACGATAACCAGGTCTACGATAACAAGCTCCAAAAGGAACGCGAGACCCGCAACTTCCAGCACGACCTGACCAAGCTAAACGCGGACGTTGAATTTAAGGCTTCCAACCAGAAGTACGACCTCGAACGCGCGGCCGAAAAGCGCAATTTTGATCTGAAGCAGAACGACGAGCGCCAGCTCGCCGCCTTCGCAAGACACGACCGGGAGCAACAGGCCCAATTCGCCGCCCAGGATAGGCAGCACCAGCTCAGTACCTCGCTAAGCCGCAACGCCCAGGATATGAACGAGGATCTGGTCAAAATGGGCATATCCGGCGCCAGCTCTACCGACTATCTCTTCAAGGCGATGGACTTTACCAAACAGCAAAGCCGCCTGATCGAAGACAGCCAGTACGAAGGGTACAAAGCCAACCGGAGCCTGGCTTACTCCAACTTCACGGCTGACCGCGATTTGCAGTTCAAACAGGGAACCGAAAGGCGCGATTTCTCGCTAGGCCAGGGCGATAAAACCAAAGAACACGCTATAGACCTGGCTACCCACCAGTACCAGCTCGACGAGGCCCGCTACCAGCTAACCACCCAGTTCAACGATGCCATGCAGGACAACGCCGAATCGCTCCGGCGTCTGACAATCCAGCAAAAACTCACCGAAGAGAAATTCAAGAACCGCGAAGAAGATCTATCTTTCGAGGAAAAAACCGCCCGGCGGGACTTTGACATCAACACTTCCCGCCAGCGCCGCTCGCTCCAGGAGAGCAAACAGGAGTTCGCTGCTCAGCTCTACGCTTCAGACCCCTACGGCTTTGACAAGATCGAGCAGGGTAATTCCGACCTGGGTCAGGATCTGGCCGGGTATCTCCAGCGCAGCGGGCAGGGTGGTTATGTCAACCGGGCGCAGGTAGAGCTGGAAAACTTCAAAAAGCAGACCCACAACGCCCCGGAGCAAAAGGCGCCTTTGGGCGGCAATCCGGGTGACAGTCGCTACGACCAGGTGGACTACTACAACAGCCCCTGGGACGGCACCCAGGCCGCCGACGGGCTGCCCAATGTCCCTGAAAACAAGCTGGTACTGGTTCACCAGGGCGAAGCTATCTTAACGGTGCCGCAAGCCAACCAGTGGCGCAGCCAGCAAAAAGCCGGTAGTAATGGCAGTGGCACATTTGCTGGTAACTTCAAAGGGGGCGATACCAGCCTCAAAAAAGTTGGCGGCTGGAAAGTTGCCTCTTTAACCGACCTGGCTAACCAGACTGCCGGAGCGGCTTACGGCGCGGCTGGCCAAAGCGCGGCGGCATCCTATGCGGCCGCTAACGCTAACGCCGGAGCCGCCTATAACGTCGGCAGCGGGATAAATCCGGCGCCGCTGGGTGGGTCCGGCATGAATGTTTCAAACCCTACCCCACTCGGCCCTTCGCCCTCTCAAATGCAAAACGCTGCGGCGGCTGGCGGCTCCCAGAACACGCCCGCCTTCAATCCCCAGTTCAATTTCAATATTGACGGCGGGGTGGGCGATCTTCCACCTGAGCTAAAAAAGGCGCTGGACGACATCAAGAAATTTACCGACCAGAGGATGGCGAACGCCAAACAGGACGCCATCACCGGCTCATTCAAGCTGATGCAGCGCGGCGTCTTCGGGGGCGGGTAACAAGCCATGAGTATTAGCTATTTCGCTTATGCCGTCCAGGGCGATAGCACCGCCGACGCCGACATGGTGAGGATGGTGCGCGACCCCGACGACATGCCAGCCTGGTACCCCTACGGGCAGGAATTTAAGGGAACCGATGGCCAGCCGCTCTTCTCCGGGGCCAAAACCCTAACCCTGCACTGGGCGGGCCTGGAATTCGATACCGACCCCGAAGGCAATCCGACGCTGGTCGGCAACGTCAAGGGCTTCTACGCCGACTGGGACCGGGCCAGAGACGACCACCAGCAGCGCTTCACCGTCAACCTCTTCAACCCCATCACGGCCGCGTGGGAAAAGCACACCTGCGTCATCCTCTGGCCGGACTGGTCGGGCAAAGAAGAGGGCGTAGCTCTGGTCGAATTCACCATCACTCTCGACGCGATTGACGTGGACTTCGATACTGCCCCAGCCTGGGGCGAACCCAACCCGCCCGCTTACTCCGAAGACGCCGCCACGCTAGGCGATCCCCTGGTTGGCACTATCGGCTACGGGCTGATCGGCCAGGGCATGATCGGCGAAGGTAGCGATCTCCCCTAACCAAACTAACCTCTTTTCACTCACTCACTTAATCACTTATGGCCGGACTGGAATACGTAACACATCAAATAAGAACGGGGCTGGGCTACAACCGCATGCTCTTTTCGGCCAGCCCTTATGAAACCAGCCCAGTAGCAGGCGACCGCGCCGTCTACAACTACTCCGGCACCGGCCGCCGCGATATGCGCTGGCTCAATTCTAATACCACCGGCAACGGCTGGGAGCATACTTTCGAGATTGTGGGCAGCAAATACCGTAGAGATACCCTCTACGCTGGCCGGGCCGTCGGTGTAAGCCTGACCCAGTACGCTAACACCAACCTCTCCGGCGGTTTTACCTCGCTGGGCTTTTCGACCGATAGTGTAAACCTCTATGGGATCGTAAAGGACGAGGGCGGGGTTAACACTGAATTTCTGGCACCGGGGGTGCAGCGCAACACGATCATCGCCACTACACCAGACTACAGTTTGGGCAAGCAGCGGGTACCGAGGCTGCCCTACCTGCTCAAGGCTATTGCCCAAAACGAGCGACTGAAGTGGGCCATCGACATGAACCACTCGGTAGCCAAACTGGGGTTTGTCTCTACTATTGGCGACAACGCCGGGATAGGCTTTAGCGGAGATGACCCCTTCGCCAACTTCGCAAATTATATTGACGAATCCACCCTCACCTACACCGATGTGCTGACCCCGCTCCCGGCTAACGAAAAGCATTTCCTCGATAATCTCTCGGTGATCTACGCTCTGGAAGAATATATGTCGAACCACGTCCTCGTGAACGGCAAATCCATCTACCAGGCGTTCGACATTGAGATCGTGGCCGATACCGAGAGCGCGATCATCTCGATTGACATCAACGACGGCTCGCCTCAATCGGCTATCCTCTCTGCGCTCCGTGAGGGTAACTTCCGCTACTGGTGGGACAACCAGTGCGGCATGCACCTCATCCCCGACTACTGTAACCCTGGCGCGACCGTCACCACGGTCGGCACTCTCAATCTTTCTAAGATTGCCGGGCTTACCATCAACGTCGTACCCGGCCCTCCGCCGGGCTACCCCCGTGTGAATAGGGTCTACGCCGAAGGTGTCTGGAGCAGTCCGGCCAGCACCCTCGACACCGCTTCCCAGACCACTCCCCTCAAAAACTGGAAGATCGCCCCTAATAAGGCGACCTATCCGGTGGGCCAGGGCCTGGGGCTGGGTGGCGAAGATGTCTCCATTCGCGGAGCGCACCTCTCCAAAATGGACCTATTTACCCATTCTGAGTACAACCGGTTATCGCAGAAGGCCAGGGTGCAGATCGCCGGCTTCCCCTATATTCCCTGGGCGGTAAGAAGCTATAACCGGCCGGTGTACCTCACCTTCCCGGACGATCCTATGGGGAGCTTCAAAGGGCTGACGAACGGTCTTTACTCTTTGGAAGAGGTCAACATCCAGATGCAGGATATTGACGGGCTGGGCGGCGGCTACCCTGAAGCGACCCTCACCTTTCAGGAAATCATCACAGCTTAGCCTAACCTCACCTCGTCTCGCCGAAACAAACGTAAAATAGATGGCCGACCCCACTTCTATCATCTTTATAGCCGCCAATATCTACGACGCGACCTCTACCACCGAGAGCAGCCCGCCCGCTTTTCCTACCCCCGGTGGAGATAGGGTCTGGTATATCGCGCCGGATTGCTACGATGACCCGGCCCTGCGAGTGTACAAGCCCGGCCAGAAGCGGGTGCAATACCCCAATTATGTCGAGCAGTGGCGCGGTTGGCCCTCCATTCAGTACACCCTGCCCTACGTAAATAGCGAGCAATTCGTCCTCATCATGGCGCAATTCGAGCTGGCCCGCAACCTCGACGGGTGGGTCTGGTTTTCACAGTGGGACGGGCAAAAGCGGCTGTTCAAGCTCAAGCTGGGGATTATGGAGCAACCCACCGTAGAGAAGTTCACGAACACCCTCTACAAGAACGTCAAGCTGGGATTCTCAGGGATCAGGCCGACGGAGTACAGCATATGAATAGTAAGCGCGTAGCATACTCCATATTTACGGCCGGGGATATTTCAGGCACCGGCGTGCTAACCCGCGCCGAAGCGGTGGCTAGGGTCTTCGCGGCCCGTAATGCCACCGGAATTGACTTCCAGATATTCGGCACGGTTGACCGAGGTAGCGTTCCTAACTGGCTGCCCACGGTAAAGACACAAGCCACGCTGGTCGAACCTGGGCCGGATGCCAACGCGAAGCTAATAGACGAGCTGCTCTATTACGAAGCCGATCTGCTCTTGGTAGATAGCTACCCGGTCAACCTCCTGCCGCTGCTCAAAGATAAAAAGTTTCGCCCGCCCAACGTCTGGGGAGTGATGCGCCATACGCCGGGCGCTTTGGGTACAGACGGCCACTACAGCCTCCCTTACGGCATTTTTGACCGGCTTTACCAGATAGAGCCTTCCAATCACGGCCTCTACATGTGGGACGATGGGATAGCCCGCGAGCGCGTCCGTTCCATTGCGGAAAAGGAGGCCGGGGTAAAGGATAGGAATTACCAGGAACCACCTCCCGCCACCGTCGAAGAATTTCACAGATGGCCCGAACACTACCGGCGCCACCGCAGGGACAGCCGGAAGCTGATCGCCCCCGTGGTAAACGTCGAGCCAGGACGGGTCTTGTCGCGCGAAGAAAGTCGCGCGACATTGCTCTCGCATGCTGGGCTATCTACGGCCGAATACGACAGCGAAAAGCCGCTGGTGCTGATCGCCTTTAGCACTACTCCCCAGGAATATGTGGCCGCCCAGCCCTGGATGAAGGGGAACCTTATCGACTGGGGGGTCTACCGGCGGCCCGAAGAAGAGCGGCTACTGGTGCAGGCCGGAGCGTTCTATCCAAAGCTGGCCGAGCTTTGGCGCTATCTACCGGGAGTGGACTATCTGCTTTCGAGCGCCGGCTATAACAGCTTCTACGAGGCAAGGTATCTGGCGGCGCTGGGCAAATTTACCGGTAAGGCAGCCTTCTGGCCGATACACGGCTACCCGGAGCAAGTGTGGCGAGCTGAGCGGCAGACCGGGTTTTTCTCAGGACAGTCCTACCCAGAAGGCATGAACCCGGTGGAGAACGGGGCTGATTACATCACAGATTGCATCATAAGAAAGTTTAGTTAGTAGGTAGTTACTCCAATGCCCTTCTACGGCCATCCCCCCGGCATGAGCGATTTCCTGCGCTCGGTAAAAGACCGGCAGCAAAACGACCGGCAAGTAGGCGTGCCAATTGCCACTCTGGCCGGTTCCGGCAACGGCAACCCCGATATGCGGAAGCTCTACAGCCCGGAACTGCAATCCAGCACTATGACATTGGACGGCCCGCACGGTATGCAGTGCGGGTTTATTACCAATATTATCGGCAACCAGTTTTTTACGCCGGGCGATCCCCTAATCAAAGAACACACCTCGACCTCAAACTTCGGCGGCACCTTTGTCCGCACCCAGGCCACCACTCCTGATACTCCTCACAGCGAAAGCGAAATGACTGTCAGTTGTTCGGGGCTACTACCACCCCCAGGTGGCCCGTTCCCCTGGACTTATTATCACTCGATAGGCACCGGCGACATGCCAGCCGGTTACTACTACTTTCTGTCTCCGACTGATGGACCTCACCCCGGCAAAGGTCCGGGCTGGCCACCTTAAATAAATACCTTGAGATAAGCTAAAAATCATGCCAGCAGATATAAGTTTTCCAAATTTAGATGGGTACCGTGTGGACGGCACGACCGGAGCGGACACCTGCGAGAGTTTTACCCACGGCAACGTTGACAGCCGCAACATCTGGGATAAGGGCTGGAATGCCTGCTTTAGAGCGCTCAACTGGCTCTTAGGGGCCAGCGCTAACGGCCAGCTTCTGATCGGTAATAATTCCACCGGCCGCTTTGTTAAAGCAGTCCCAACCGGCAGTAATGGTATTGTGAGAACGGCCGGGGCTGGCACGCTCGACTTTGCTAATAGCTGGACCGGGGATATTGGTATTGCATCTGGGACAACTACTATAAACTCTGGAGTGGTTACACCCAGCAAAATGAGTGATGAAGCCCGTAATCAAAACTTAACCGCAATAGCAGAATTAGATTTAAACGGGCCAAGTGCTAGAGTCCCGATTAGGCTTATCAAAGCTGCTTCGACCATTATTGCCATTGATTATGTCTATACAGTTGCAAGCGGGGCTGGCACCGGGGTTACTGTCCAGGTTGGTAAGCAAGGCAACCCAGATTTTTTTGCGACTTCAACCAGCTTGGCAAGTCAGGCCCAAGATACAGTCTCAAACCAAACAATTTTGAATAGTGGTGTTGTAGATGCTGGCGATTTTCTGGTTTGCTCAACAACTGGTAGTGTGGCAACTACAGGCGGCAAAATCTTAGTATGTATTTTACTAAGGACTAATTAGACCAACGCACCCCAGAGATAACACGTTGTATATGACTTTGAGAAATCCCATATTCTTTAGCAAGTCTAGCCTGGCTTATATTGCCATTGCTATACTTTTGCCGGATTTCATTTACTTTAGCTTGGCTCAATTTACTCTGGGGATTACCCTCCCCCTTCTTAGGTTTAAGCCTTTCAGGGTGTAACTTTGTCCAATGATTATCCCCTTGCATCCCATTTCTAAGGTGTGTTTCATGCCATTTCTGACCACTTACCGACCGACCACTTTCAACCATATCCCTAGAATTATCTTTAGGGGTTCCCTGGTAAATATGGTCATAGTTACAACATCTCCGGTTATGGCATTTGTGGCAAGCAAATTTATCCGGTTCCATAGGGCCATATCTGATCTCGTAAGCAAATCTATGCGCTTTTACACTTTTACCATGTCTAAGAGTAAAGACACCATAACCGCCTTTATCAAACCTGCCTTGCCATTCCCAACATTCTTCGGGAACGCTTTTTCTAACTTTGCTCCAAAATCTAACATCCGCTGGCAAAGTGGGATGACGTCTAATCTTATTAGCACAATTTTTACTACAACATACCTGGTTACGCAACATCAGAGGGACGGTAAATTCTTTTTGACAAACGGGGCAAACGCGGGTAGTCTGAGCCATACAATCACTCCTATACAGTGGTTGTCAACCCCCGGCTGTTAGCGCAGCGCGGGGTTTTATTGCGCCTTTTGAGATCATTTTAGCACAATTGAGCTTAGTTAACAAACGGTTTTGACTTACAAAGTTACCTAATTAAGACTAATTAACCCTACTTCACTCCATCTGCTACTTACTGCTTCTATCTCGCTCCATTTGCTAGTAGTTACCTCTATCTCACGCTATTTCACTCCATTTTCCTCTATCTGACTGGAAAGGTCTCACTCTCATGCCACCTGAATTGCAAGTCCTCCTCAGCGGAGCGGCCAGCTCGGCTACCGGCCTGCTCGGCTTCGTCTTCGGCCGGGCCAGAAATAAGGCTCAGCTTGAACAGCTTATCCAACAAAACAAGACGCTTGAATTCGAGCGGCTAAACGCGGTGGTCAACGAACTCCAGGAGCAAAACAAAGAGGGCCTGGCTGAGAGACGCGAGCTGAAAAACGAAATCAGAGCCATCAAAGAAGAGCATGCCAAAGAGATCAAAGCCCTGCGCGACCAATACACCAGGGAAATCCAGGCCCTAAGAGACCAGTCGGCCAGGGAGCAAGAGAACTACCTCAAGCGGATCGGCGAGCTGGAAAGCCAGGTTGCGCATTTGGAAGCGAAGCTGGCCGAAGAAAGGGCGAGGCCTCGCCGGGCTGCCACCGGACCGATTGGGCCAGCAAAGGAAGGATAATCAGAAGTGACGCTTTCCATCATCCAAGCTCCCAGCCCTAACTACTGGGCTTACAACCTGGGCCGCAAGATCGTCTGCTTGCACGGCACGGCGGGCGATCTCAATTCCTCGCTCGGCTGGCTTCGCAATCCGGCCAGCCAGGCCAGCGCCAATTACCTCATTTCGCTCAGTGGACAAATCTATTGTCTCGTCGATCCTTACAAGGGTTATAGCGCGTGGGGGAACGGCATCCCAATCCAGCCCGATATGAGTAACCCTTATATCGCGCAGGCGATCAGCGGCGATACTAACCTGAATCTGGTAAGCATCTCGATAGAACACGAGGCGTCGAGCGCGGATATGATCGCGCACCGCCGCCCAATGCCGGCCGCCCAGCTCGCTGCAAGCCAGGCCCTGGTCCGCCAGCTCTGCAAAGATTTCAACCTGTCAATAGTTATCAGCCGGATCGTGGGCCACTACCAGATTGATAGCGTCAGCCGGGCGAACTGCCCAGGCGTGATTGATGTGCCGGGGTACGTCTCGGATATGATCGCTCAGGACCAGGCGGCTGCGACCTCGCTCTCGATGAATGGTTACACCATTCGGGGCGAGATCCTCCTGTATTGGAAAAAGCTCTTCAACCCGGTCCTGACCTGCGGCCTGCCGCTTACAAACGAATTTGTTGACGGCGACGGTAAGGTTACGCAGGTCTTCGAGCGGGCAGTTTTAAAATTTTATCCTGATCTGCTAACTAGCGCTGCCACCGCTCCCTGGTGCGTCCAGGGTGTACTGCTGGGCAGCCAGGCCCTGCTCAAGGCTGGCAAACAGCCCCAGCCGTCGGCGGCGGTAGCCATTGGAGCGATTGGAGCGTACTACCAGCGTCTTTACAACCCTACTTTGATCTGTGGTTATCCGATTAGCGCGCCTTTCAAAGACGCTGACGGCCGGGTAACGCAGTACTTTGAGCGGACCGTGCTGAAAGAATACCCGGAGTATACTGGCACCGACTGGCAGGTACAGGGCGTTCGGCAGGGCGCGAGCTGGCTGCCTGCTCCCAAATCGGTGCTAACGGCCGCCGCTGCCTAAACCATATAACTAAATAGCTATGTATCAATTTTGGTACATGCCTGCCCCAACCTAACCTACCCCTAGAAGAAAGGACCAACTATTCTCATGAATTGGACCGACATTATTCCGAACCTGGCTTATATTGTTACGGCCGTGCTGGGCGCTCTCTTATTCCCGAAGATTTCCCAAACGCTGGAAGCTGCGACTGGCAAGTCGAATGCCACCCTGCTAGTCAACCTGGCAGCCCAGGTCGTGCGGAGCGTGGAGCAGCAGCTAGAAGGCGCCCCCGGCAACGAGAAAAAAGCGGTGGCGGTCGCAGCCCTCAAAGGTCTGGCCGAAGCGCATAACCTCACCATCAACGACGCCACCCTGCATGCAGCTATCGAGGCGGCCGTGTACGATTTGCCGAAATGGCTGGAAACCAGCTTTGGGACTACTGCCGCTGCCACCGATACGGCCCCGGCTCCTGCTACTGAGCAGACTCCTTCTACCCCCGCCCCAACTCCGGCCTCTGTCGCTACTGCCAGCGACGCGCAAGGCGCCATTGCCCCTTTTAACCCACCCCCCACTGCTGGGTAATGTACGGCAATTTACCGTACAAATAGACCATACCCACCTTTTCCCCTTCTCCCCCTTTCTCTCTCTACCCACTCCGCTCTCTCCCTCTTGACGGGCCTGGGTAGCTATGGTTTGATAATGGTGTAAAAGCTATTATCCAATCATCTCTCCACTACACTTTTCTAACCAACCCAACCTTCAACTTAACACCTCCCCTTCTCATTTTTAGTTAGCTATCCAGGAGTACCGTACACAAAGACCGGCCTTTTATGGGCCGGTCTTTTCTTTTTATAGCTAGACTTTTCGTTTAGTTGTAGATACAATAAGAACGCTAAAGGTTTGCTCCAAAAGTAATATTAGAATATAATTTAAGCCGAGGACCCGGTGGTTTTTGGAGCAAACCTTTAGCAAGTTGCTCTCCAAGCCACCGGGTTTTGTTCTTTCATCATAAATGAGGCCAATTCATGCCAACACCTCAGCAATTCGTAGATAAATGGAAAAGAATACAGCTTACCGAACGTTCCAGCGCCCAATCCCACTTCATAGACCTGTGCCAGATGCTAGGAGTTCCGACCCCCACCGATGAAGATCCTACCGGGGAATTTTATACTTTCGAGAAAGGCGCTACCAAATTAAGCGGTGAAGATGGCTGGGCCGATGTCTGGAAAAAAGGCTATTTTGCCTGGGAATATAAGCGTAACCGTGCTAGCCTCGAAAAAGCCTACAACCAGCTTTTACAATACCGCGAATCGCTTGAAAACCCGCCGTTACTGGTAGTCAGTGACAATCTTACTATCGAAATTCATACCAATTTTTATAACACTGTTAAGAAGATTACTCGCCTGACAATTGATGACCTGCTCGACCCTCACAAGCTGTCTTTGCTGCGCAACGTCTTTACCAACTTTGAGGCTTTCCGCACCGCTCAAACTCTGCAGGAGGCTACAGAACAGGCGGCAACAGAGTTTGCCCGGCTTGCTGATTTACTTCGCAAGCGAGGTGTCGAGCCGGACCGGGCAGCTCATTTCCTGATCCGGTTGCTTTTCTGTCTTTTTGCCGAGGATGTCCAACTGCTGCCCAACAATATTTTCACCAAATTGGTTCAAGGTACTGAAAAGACGCCTGCTAATCACTTCGTCGAGGAACTCCGTTCCTTGTTCACGGCCATGAAGTCGGGAGGAATGTATTATTTTGAAACAATTCCCCATTTCAATGGAGGTCTATTCAACGATGAGGACGTAATCGAACTTGACAACGCAGCAAAGGGGATTTTGCTCAAAGTTTGCAAACTGGACTGGTCGAACATTGAGCCTGCTATTCTGGGAACACTGTTCGAACGCTCCCTGGACCCAAACAAACGGGCGCAACTGGGAGCGCACTATACCAACCGAGATGATATTCTTTTGATTGTTGAGCCGGTGCTAATAACACCTTTACGACGTCGCTGGGCCGAGGTGCAAGAACAAGCCCGCGCCCTAGCAGCACAGCGGGATGCTGCTACCAACAGCAGACAGCGGGCCGACCGCGAAAAACCGCTTGTCAGCCTCTTGACCGGCTTCAGCGATGAAATTGCCAGCGTCCAGGTGCTAGACCCTGCCTGCGGCAGCGGCAATTTTCTTTACGTTGCTCTCAAGCAGTTGCTCGATTTACAAAAAGAGGTGGCGATCTTTGCAATGGATGTGGGACTATCGCGCCTCACTCCAAGCGTTTCACCGGAACAGTTACACGGTATCGAAATCAATGAATACGCGCACGAACTGGCCCAGGCCACCGTCTGGATCGGCTATATTCAGTGGTGGTGGAACAACGGCTTCGGCTTCCCGCCCGAACCCATCCTCAAGCCGCTTCACAATATTCTGCACATGGATGCCATCCTGGCCTATGATGACCAGGGCCGCCCTACCGAACCAGAGTGGCCTAAAGCAGACATTGTTATCGGCAACCCGCCCTTTTTAGGGGAAAAGAAAATGAGGTCAGAGTTAAAAGATAAATATGTAGATGATATTCGTAGTTTATATGCGGGTCGTGTCCCAGGTAGTGCGGATTTAGTAATCTATTGGTTTGAGCGGGCTAGAGAACTTATTGCGAATAATAAAATCCAAAAAGCGGGTTTAATAGCTACTCAAGGGATTCGTGGTGGTAAGAACCGCACAGTATTAAATCGTGTTAAACAAAGTGGCGACATTTTTATGGCCTGGAGTGACCGGCCCTGGATACAAGAGGGCGTAGCAGTTCATGTATCGATAGTTGGATTTGACAATGGGAAAGAACCATCTCGCACATTGAATGGTTTATCTGTGCAAAGTATCAATGCCAACCTCACAGGTGCTTTAGATCTGACTACAGCTCAAAGACTTCAGGAAAATATAGGCATCGCTGCTATGGGTGATATTAAAGTAGGCGCTTTCGATATTGATGCGGCGACAGCAGATTTATTACTTGCAGCTAAAGGTAATCCAAACGGCCGGCCCAATAGTGATGTTATTCGACCCTGGGTAAATGGGTTAGATATTACAGGCCGTTCTCGTAATATGTGGATTATTGATTTTGGCACCGACATGCCAGAGCATGAGGCTGCTTTGTACGAACTGCCCTTTGAATATATTCGACAGCGTGTCAAGCCTCTGAGGGTCAAAAATAAAATGAAAAAAAGGGCCGCGTATTGGTGGATACACGGGGATGCGGCGCCTAGAATTCGAGAGATGCTTAAATCACTCAACCGTTATATTGGGACTCCCAGGCTAACAAAACATCGTCTTTTTGTATATTTAAACGCCAATATTTTACCTGACGGGCAGCTTATTGTGTTCGCTCGTGATGACGATTATTTTTTTGGAATTTTACATTCTAAAGTTCACGAACTTTGGGCGAGGGGTCAAGGTACTCAGTTGCGTGAAGCTGAAAGTGGCTTTCGTTACACCCCGACTAGTACATTTGAAACTTTCCCATTCCCGTGGCCACCGGGGAAAGAGCTAATAGGAGACAAACTGGTGGGAGCGATAGCCCAGGCGGCACGAGAGCTAATACAAAAGCGGGATAACTGGCTGAACCCGCCCGGCGCAGACGAAGCCGAACTTAAAAAGCGCACGCTGACCAACCTCTACAACCAGCGTCCAGAATGGCTCGACATGGCTCACAAAAAGTTAGATAAGGCGGTGTTGGAGGCTTATGGCTGGCCGCTTGATTTAACCGATGACCAAATTCTTGAGAGATTGTTAGCACTCAATCTCGAACGCGCCGCTAACCAGGGAGAGATTCTCCCCACTGTGGACCAAGCTGAAGACGAAGAGCCGGAGTTGGGTGGTGGATAATACTAACACTGTTACAACGATCAAACATCTAGCCGACGAGGCCCGCGCCAGGGCACTCTCCCACTACGGTGAGGCCGCCTTTGCCAGGATGTGCATGGAGTTCCAGAGCCGCCTCGTACCGGAAGGCGCCTGCGACGAAGAAGGCGAGCTGGGCGATGATTTAGACGAAGATGTGAGCTTTGTGATCGCTGTAATAAAACTCATGGCCCATAGCACGGACCCAAAGACCTTGCAGCTCGGCATGATTTGGCTCGACGGTAAGGGCTTCGGACAGGTTACAATTCCCCAGCTTTACAAGTGGTTTGAGAAGTACAGACCAACCTCTCAAGCTTAAGTGTAGGAAAAACCCTATGAGCGACCAACCCACTGACTTCCCCTACACCACTACTATCAAGCACCTCGCCGATGAGGCGCGAGACAGCCTGAGTACGGCTTACGGCGAAGCCACCCTGGCAAAATGGTGTCTTATCTTCGATAAAGGTCTAAGCACCGACCCATTGATTGAAGGTTACGAGGAAATAGCGGATGAGATTGAAAAAACTAAAGTGAAATTTGCTTTCAAGTTTATAAGCGTACTTCGTATTCTCTCCTCCAACCCGACCACCCCAGTTACCCCAGTAGCCTTGATCTGGCTGGACGGCCACGGCTGGGGTAAGATGTCGCTCCATTTACTGGCCGAGCTGATCGTAAAGGTCAAGGAAGCGTACGAGCAAAACGAATGAGGACGCGCCTTTTACTAATATTTTTAGATTTGGCTTGTCAAAAACCCTGTAATATTATTACAGGGTTTTTACAATTCGCCTGGACACTAACAATCTGGCTATATAATCTACTGCCCTACTTACTCGCGATCAGGTAGCCGCCTCCCGATCAGGCGGTAAGCCGCCCGTGTAACCGGGCCAAAGCCCCGCCGTGGAGCTTCGTGATATGCCGGTAGGGCATCACCCTCATGATGCTCCGACCAAATAGCCGGGCGGGCAAGGAGGCGGCGCATAAGGGTCTGGATCTCCTTCCTTTTCTGATTTTCGATCTGGCGGGCTTTGGCTTCAGCTTGTCTCTTCCTGGCAGTTTCGAGCCACTCTTTTATCCAGCCGGATATTTTAACCAGAACCGGGTTAGAGCCGTAGTATTGCTTGAACGGTTTACGATAGTAGACATGCTCTACCATCCTTTCCAAATCGAGTTCCAGTGGGACCATGCGACTGAACCCGGCTTCCTTTTTCAACCGCCGGTAAGGGTCCACTGTCAAATTAAGCGGCTGGTTATAGTAGTAACGGGCCAGCGTGCCGATGATGCAATGGGAAAATAGATGCCCGTCTATCTCTTCAGCTTCGACCGCTTCTAACAGCTTCTCGGCCGGGGCGATGCCCGCCGTATCTAAAAATTGGATAAGCTGCCGCTGGGCCGCTTCCTCGTCAATTGGCTTATCACAATAAAGGTTAAATCCATCAGGGAAAGCATGGCGTTCTACCTGCCTGAACCGGTGATAAAATACCCGGCCGCTATCCGGGTTCGGGCTGGTCCCAGGCTGCCCGCCCTGGTCCTGAGCCTGGGCGGGCGGTGTAGGTGTAAGCTGCTCCAGAAAAACCTCTCTAAGCGCGTCCATCATGAATTCTCTTCGTAACTGGACCACATCTTCCTCGATATAGCTGGCGGGCGCAACATCTTCCAACAACCGGGCTGGAACCGCCATAGCCGTAAGGAGTGACCGGTTAAGTCGGTCAACGTCCGCTGGCCCACCGAGGGCTGGGGCTGCATCTGCCCGCAGCTCACGAATTGTTGGCATGATAGGATAGGCTCCGCTATAGTCTTCCACCGGCGCTAGCGGAGTTTCATACGGCTCTACCTCGAAGGGGAAAGCGTAACCACCACCTTGCCTGGGAATTCCCATTACCGGCGCCTCTTCCTGGCTCAGGCGAAACCACTGCGAAGCTGAATGGTTTACAATCCTCTCCTCTAGCATTGGAGCGATTTCCCGCATGCGTGCCACTCGCTGGCGGCTGGCTTCATCCGGATCTGCCACTGGCTGTTGTTCGGACAGAGGTTCACCTAGCGCTTGTCCAATGTACCCCGTTAGATAATCCTGGAATGTCGTACTCAAAATAGACCTCCTTCAGTCAATGTGTTCGATAGTAACGCGAAACTTCGCACCCTGGCCGGCCGCCACGAAGAGCGGCATGCCGTCGGTAAAGTCGTGAAGCTCAAGGTAGCCGCTGCCATCTGCCGTAGTAGTAGTTAGCCCGGCGTGGTAGCTGGTGGTAGCTTCGTAGGCTGCGCCGTTCGGCCATACCTCTTCTCGCAGGCGGCCGGCCTCTAGCTCTCTAATGATCTGGGCGAAATTAGGGTGAGGTTTGTAGCGATGAGTAAAACTTAGCCGGTTGAGAACTGCCTCGATAACCATTTTGCCGGGTGTAACAACGAGGGTTGCCGTAGGCGTTACATCCTCAATTTCACCTTCGACCGCACTACTAACCAGTCGTGCCAGCCCTGCGCTGCTATTCGGTGGAAGTTGAACCGCATTCCTATCCTCGTAATCATCATCATCGCTCCTCAACTCTCAGCTCCATTTCTAGCCTAACAAACCTCTAGCCTCTAACCGCTAACTGTTACCTCAGGAAAGCCTGGCTCGAAACCTCTCGAATAGCGCTTCGATCTCACGTTTAGCCTCGGCCTCCATCTTGTCAAAAAGCTGCCTCTCCATATAGCGCTGCATCCGCAAACCTCGAACCTCAAGACGAAGATCCCTAAGCTCTTCCTGGGCCGATTGAGGCAGCGCGTCCAATTCGCTTTCAGTGAGATGTGGACGGGGCAGTTCTAACTCCTTTTCCTTTCTAAATAGAGAGCAGAAGGAACAATCGCAACCTTCTATGTAACCGAAGAAAAGGGGAAGCGGCGGTTCAGATACCTGCACAGCACCAGCGCCGGAAAGGGCGAGTTTGCCAGGCCTGTCAGTGAAGCCAGTCGGGAGGTAGACGCTTTCCCACTCCTGGCGCATTCTGCGCTGCTCAGTCGCAAATGACTCCGCTGATATAGCAGGATTAAGGTACCACTCACCTCGGCCTACCCTGGCAACTTGCTCAAAAGTTATAGGTAACTCCCCGCCACCGGCGAAGGCAGCGAGAGCGTTGGGAGCGATAACGTCACCGTCATTGGGAGCGGCGGCAGAGGCTTTCGCCGCCACACCCTTATTAATGACAAACGGGATCTGATCGAGAGCGGCCTGGGCCGCCAGAGGGCTTTGCGTGGCCCGCCCACCGGCAAACCCTTCGGTCTGGACCATATAGTCGTTCAGCACCTGCTCAAATATCTCCGCCTTCTCGATCTCAAGGCCCGAAATGTAATCATCCTCGAAAGCGAGAAGGACCGTGCCATCCGGCTTAACATCCCTCACTGTGCAGTCGAGCGTCATGAACTGGTCGCGCTGGCCGATGTTGTTGCGTTCCCACTTCTTATATGGTGGCTTAACTAGAATTTCCATTTGTTGGAACCTCCTTATTAATTAATGATGAGCTAACCCGGGATATTGCGGATTAGCTCGGTGAAACGGACCAGGCCCATACAGATAGCTTCCCTGTCGTTAGTGGCAAAGATGTTACCTACTACCCGGTTGTTCATCGTTACATAGTACCGGCTCTCTGATCGGTGGTCATCACGCACGACCCTGAACTGCTGGCCGGTTTCAATCGTTAGATAGGCTAGTACGCCTAGGATTGTCGCGGTCTGCTCTAGCCGCCCTGTCCCTGTTGTTTTTTCCTGCGCCACTCTCTTAACTCCCTGTCCGCTGTCCGGTCTGATTGCTCGGCATAACGGAGCGTGGTTTGCATAATTAGATCGTTATAGGCTTTCTTGAAAATTTATCCGTTTCAGGGTCATACTCGCCTCCCTTCAAAAACTCTTCGGCATATTCTTTGGACAGCCCTAAAATAGTTTCGCCGGGTACGCCGTCGCTGACGATAAATCCCAGGCGGTCGGGCATCACTCTAAACTGGGCGTTTGGACCTATCTGGTAGTAGCGAATGTTGACGTGGCTAATTTGCATCTGGTACATAATGCGATTAAACATGAAATCGTTGCACATAAAATATCTCGGCTCAGGAGTTAGAGCCTGGACTTTTTCAAAAGCCTCTTTAAGCGCTTCGCCCAATTGATCAGTCTCCCACATTGCCTACAACCCCCTTCACTTCGCTAACTCTGTCATACAAGCCTGAACGTACTTCTTTTTCCAGGCCGCATAGTGCTTTCTAAATTCCGTCCACATCTCCGGCACGGCGGCCAGTCTCTCAAGCTGGTCAAGCGGAATATAAGCCAGCGCTCCGGCCCAGTCGGTCGAAGTGGATTTGCGGCCAAATACCAGATTAAATAAGCGGTCGTATTCTTGCATCATCGGCCTTGCTTCTGTTTACGCCGCCAGGTGCGGATCTCAGCGTCGGCGGTGGTATCATAAAGTTCTGCGTAACGCACGGTGGTTTGAATGTGTTCATGGCCCAACCGCCGTTTAACCGTATAAATGCTGACTCCTCCATTAATTAATTCGGTGGCGTGAGTATGGCGAAGCTGGTGTAAAGTACACCTTCGGCCTGCCTTATCGCAATACTTTTGCCACAGCTCGTGGGCAGCATGATAGCCCAGCGCCCCACCCTTACCATTTTTCTCAGCCCTAAAGAGCGGCCCATTCTTATAGCCAGTCTGTTTAAGATACTTTTTAAGCTGGATTAGTAAATCCCGGTCATCAAGGATGATTGTGCGCCGTTTGCTGCCTTTCCCTAACACGCTGATTTTTTCATCGTCTATAGATAGATCGAGATCCTCAACGTGCAACCCTAGAGCCTCACCAGCCCGCAACCCTAGCTCAAATATCATATATTATCTGACGAATTTAGCGCCCCTCAACATTCCCCTCTTTTTTACCGAACATAAGCTTTAAGGCCTTCTCGCCTTCCGGTTCAAGCCATCCCAAATCTAAACTTACTCCACTGGAATACCAGCCCCTACGCTCCATCTTCTCCAGGTAATAAAGATTTTGCTTAAAGCTATTACCCACCCGATTGCATAAGTCCCTAAAGGTCTCGCCTTTATTCAGGAATTTGCCATCGTTATAGACAGCCTTCAAAAATTCGATTTCAGCTTGTATCATTTCTTGCCCTGGCGACGGGCCAGCCATTCATCCACCGGCAGATATTTCGGTCCTTTGTACTCCCCCGGCTGCTTTACTGCTCGCCCGGCCCGCTCTTCGCAGTCACACCAGACTTTGGCGCCCTTGTGTGCAAACTGGCTATCGAAGGTGCTAAAAACAGTTTCAACGGCCGTGTCGCGATCCATATACCAGCCGATCACCCCCCTATCGGTAATGCAAGTTTTAATGAGAGCCAGATAGCCGCCTTCGGCCATTGGCGCCGGTGCCACCTCGCCGATCTTTAGCATGGTGGCCCACTGGGGATCGTAACGCCGGTCTACCGGAATGTTGTCATAATCCCACTCGTAGCGGAATATTTCGTTACCGATACGTTTGCCAGAGTGTGGGCCAGCGTAGCGGCCCATGCTGCGAAGATCGGCTTCATCTTTCTTTTGGAACCAAGTGAAAAACTTAAACATTAGTCGTTCCTTCCATAGCTGCCTTTAGGTTCACCTCAATTTGCTCACCCAGCCACTTTTCATGAAGGTAAATAATATGGAAGATCAATCCCATAATGGACTTCGCGTTAGCCCACATCTCATGCAGTTCAGACCACTTCGTATTTTGGTTAACCCCAAAACCCGGTCTTAAAAATTGGATGGTCATAGTATCCAGTGAAGACCCCACAAGCCCGGCTACGACATCTTTGCCGCTCTCCGAATAATGTTCTATATAAATTTGGTAAGGACCATCGGTCGAACCTAGCGGCCCGCTGGGAGTAATGATAAGTCCATAACCCCCACCGTCCCGGTTACAAAGATGTTCCAGGAAAACCCGGTCCATATATTCTTTAGTCAGATGGTAGGGCGGGCCACCATCCTCACTACGAAATAATTTTCGCATCAGCTCTTCGTCGTAAAAACCAATTAATGGCTCACCCGTCATGATTTCTACCTACCTTCAACTCCGCCTCGCAAAGCCCTATAAGCCAATCAATACCCTGCCCTACCGATTCGAACTTTTCCTCTTTGCGCTGGTAGTCATAAGTTACCCACTCATACCGGGCGATAATCTCAGGCTCGTAATCCACCCGGCCCGCCCAGTAGCCCTGGTCGAGCCGAATGGCTTCTGTTTGCAACCAGACCATACACTTCACCCGGCTCTGGCGAAACATATCAAAGTTATCCTCGCCTGGTGGCACCGTAATTAGATAGCTGCCGATCTCTCCCAGCTTGCGATAAACTACCGGCCATTTAAGCTCTTTTTCGATTTTGCATGGGTACTGATTGCTCATCTCATGAAAACCACTTCATAGGATTGGCGACCGCCACATAGCAATGTTTGTCCAGGATTGGCACTCCCTCCTGGTCCAGATCGGTCCTCACCTCTTCGACCGGAACGTTAAACCGCCCGGCCAAGTGAAGGATCAGCCGCTCTCTTTCCTCCGGCGTTATCAGGTCCAGATCAAGCTTGAAAACTCTGGCACGCGGGTGGCCAGGCAGTGCCGCCAGTTCCGGTATTGGGCTTTTAACGTTGACAGTAGTCCGCCCGAACACTTCCTCAAAGAATTTGGCTCGCTCCGGATCGGTGATAGTCACTGTGAAATCTTTCCCCACTTTTATTACCTCCTACCTACCCAACCTAATAACTTTGTTCTGGCGCCTCATTGAACGCCCCGTCCCATTCTTCACACTCTTCTTCCCAGGAAGGCTCATCTTCATCGTCATCACCCAGATAGGTGAAAGTTATCCCCAGCACCGGGCTTGCTTCGGCTATGCACTTGTTGTGAAAGCGAGCTTCCATTTCGGTAGTCCGGTCGAAAACCCTGAGTGGAACGGTCCCCTCCGGGATGGGCTTTCCGCACCACGAGCAAAGGCAATCGGGGTGGCCAGCGTCAGGACTATTGCTAAACCACATAATGCTATTAACGGTGATCGTCTCGCCCTGATCTTGTTGATAAACGTCCTTACCCATAATTAGCAGCTCCTATTTCCTCGGAAAGGTCTTAAGCTTTACCCGCAGCTTTTGCTGCTCGACCCGGACAGTTATCAGAGCAGCGGTTGCACTTCTCTACCCAGAAGTTTTCTGCCCTATCGCCGGTGATTGTCAGTTCCTTGGCGTCATAGTTCAGGTAGCTGGCGGCGGCCGCTGTGGCGTTAATATCTTCATTCGCGCAAAACTCATAAAAGAGAGTTTCGTATTCGGTCACCGGGTCGCCATCGTCGTCATATTCAATCACCGCTGAGTCGACTAATATGCAATGATCGTTACTGCCTTGCTCTTCCTGGCTCATGCTGGTGGTAAGTTCTCTCATCACACCGCTACCTCTTCTTTATAAATTACCTTGCTCTCTCCCTGCCCCTCGCCCCGGCCGATGGAGGCGCAGATCTGGGCCAGGGTAGTAGGCGGGAAGGGCATAGGTATAGCATCACCCCTGAGACTATCGAGAAAACTGAGGGGGTCCGGCTGGGCCAGCGTAACTGGATCGGTTAGCCTGGTGAGTATGGCCCTTAGCATCACGTTGGCGTGAATAGATTGCCGGTGGGCTGTGAGAACACAAATATCCTGACCGTAGAGCGAGAGCCAGATCTGCCAGCATTTGGTGTAGGGGTGCTGTGATACCCCTACCAGAACTTGAGGGCCGGAGCCGGAGCCACGACGGCGGGCGATGTCCACCGAATTCTCGGCTTTTTGCGAGAGCCTTTCATCTCGTTTTTGCAGCGAAGTTATTAGGAGCTTGCCTGGCGCTTTATTTTTATGGCTCATTCTAACGGTCCCTACCTATCTCTCTTTTTTTGCTTATCGCTTGTTATTAAGTAAGCTAATAACCCTGGCTTCCTAGTCTCGCTAGCACCTGCATGGTGCCGCTGGCCATCTGCTTTATGATCTCGATAAAGTTATCTAGCACGATGCCGTTCGGAATAGCTATGTAAAGGCATTCCGTGCCTTCGGTGGAACCGATAGGCGGGTGGTAAAGCACGTAGCCCGCGTCACCTGTACCCCTATAGATTTCGAGAGTAAGGGGCTTTATCTGGCCGTGGCCGGGCAAGACTACCGAGGGCTGGCGAGTGTAACCATTCAAGATAAGCCATCCCCGCCAGTCAGCATGTAGCTTAATTTCAGCTTCTTTGGCAGAGAGCGGCTGCTGGTCAAAGCGTTGTACTTGTAGTTTGCTCATAGCTGAATTCTCCTTCATCGTGAGAGTAAATAGAAGGCCTTCTTATCTGTAATAAGTTTTTGAGATCAGTAAGCTCCTGCTCAAGCTGGGCAGCCTCATCCCGTACCCTCTCTGTAAAAGCCCGGTCATAAAGGATTTGATCCTCAAGAGCTTTGATGCGAGCCGAATTCTCTGCTACGCCTTCTAAAGCTACTCCCAGGTTCCACAAAGTGAAAATGAGCAGGACCAGGAAGAGTATGGCTAGAATAAGTTCAAGAAACATTCTTATTTCGCCTGCCCTTCCCCGGCCGTTGCGGCTTGTTACCACCACCATTACTATTACCGGCTTCGAGACGAGCCGTTATCCACTCTTTTTTGTGGGATAGGCAGCCAATCCCGTGATCCGGACACTCAGGGATAAGAGCCAGCGCTTCGTTTTGAGCCTCGTAAAGCTGGTGAGTTACTTCAAGCTCAGCCTCCAGGTGAAGGACGCGCCCTCTCAGCTTAAGAAGTTCCTGTTCGTCTACCACATCCAGGCCTGCTTCACGAAGTGTCCAGAGATAACCCTGGATCGCTTTATTGGCCCGGACATGCGCCGGGTTAGTTGGGTCATACTTCAGCATGACTAAGGCCCTCTTCAGGATTGGTAGCGTTAAGCTTATCCCGTCTGGCGATGCTATCCGACGTGTTAAAACCGTTGGGATAGCGCTTATTCAACTTTTCGATGGTTGCCTGGCACATTTCCTCAAGGCTCGAATCGAGCTTTTGGGCGAGGATTGAAAGGTAAGCGACAGGCTCTACAAGTAAACCGATAAAATAGCTGCGGCTACTGGGGTGGGTGGCCCTTTCCTTTTTATCTTTGGCTTCGAAAATAGCAGACGCTAATTCGCCGGACTTGCACGAGAGTTCGACTGCCAGGTAAGTAAAGGTTTGAGCCACGTTTAAGATTATCGGGCGGTAGACAATAATTTCGTACCTGGGATGTCTCAACACGGCCTCAAAACTTAACCCCAGAGTACGCAGCAGATAAAAAACATACCAGAGCCAGTCGCCGCCTTCTTCAATGAGCTGAGCCTGTTTGGCCTCGTCGAATTCGTGATGGTGGTAAAAAACTTTCTTTACCAGATCGGCTATCTCCCCCGATTCGCCGGTTAGTCCCAGAGCGCACAGGCTTAAAGCCCGGTCGAACGGCTCATCAAATTTGGCAGTACGCAGCATCTGGTTTTCAAGCTCGCCAAAGTCCATTTTGCGCCTCCTTACATTACCCCTTAAATTCGATCTTCTTAAACTCGATGGCCCAGAACCACAGCTCTTTGATTTCCTCTACTTCCTGCTTGTAGAGCTTGGCCAGATATTCCCAGAAAGCTTCCGGGCTATCGAAACCTTCCGCTATAGCGTCCTCCGGGCTTATCTGCCCGGCCTCTTCCGGCCAGAGACCGATGATCTCCAGCGTGAAACGGCTGGCCCAGCGTGGCATGTGGATGGATGGGTACATGTTGATCCCGTACCAATGACCATCGGCTCGATAGATAACGTGCTTAGGTGAGCGATATTCCTCCGGCACTTCCCTCCACGACAATTCGTAATAGCTGAACTCTTTGGGGAAATCGGGCAGCGCAGTCTCGCGCACCCAAAGCCGCTGGCCCACTTCCCACTTACATTTGACCTCGTATCCATGCCGGTCTTCGTAACCGCTTTTCACGAAGACCGACTTTCTTACCCCGTCCCTCGGCTGGGGTTTTATCAGCCGCCTGGTCTGGGTCTTTTTGTCTTTCTTTAGCATGAGGACCATCTCAGGCCCAAAGAGCAGCGGGCTGGTTTTCACTTCAGGATTAACTTCAACCATTACTGCGTTACCTCTTCCGACTGTCTATCTATCTAGCTGACTACCTCAGATCGCCCACACGGCGTTTGTGGACTGGCCAGTCAGGTTTCCTACCTTTGAAGGTGTAGCGCCTGACTGCGTGCCAAATGATGCTGTAAATATCCTTGTCCGGGATATTGTGACGCTTCAGGAGCTGGTAAAGCTCTGGGTTGGCAGCCGAAGCTGGGACGTGGTAGAAACGTTTGGGCAGCGTTCTGAAATAGCGGTACCTGGAAATCACCCCGCTGCCCTCACTTTCTTGCCCTTGTCTACTAGCGTGGTAGCGTTCTCAATAACGGCGCCTACAGCCTCCCTGGTTATATATTTCGAGCGGGCTACACCGCTCGCCATATCAATATAAGTGGCAAAGCGTTTGAGACCACCAGCGCCGGGCAGCACAAGCCGGAGGAGGTAGTCGGACGCGATCCCCGCGATCTGCTGGTTGATCGTTAGCGACTGCACATTCAGAGCGTTCATCTCTTCGCAGGAGAGGTTACTTGCGGCGTTTTCCTCCTCTTCCGGTTTTGCGAGAAGTAAAGTAGGCTCTACCAGGGCCGGAGAAGGGAGCGTGGTACACATCCCCGGCAATTTATCGAAGGCCAGTTTCATATCGTACATATTTGGGTCGTGGTGAGAACCGATAATGACCTGGCCGGATTGGAAAGCGTTACCACAATCCAGCCAGTAAGAACGGGGTAGCCCGTTAAACCCATTGTCATGAGCGATAGTCAGAGCCAAATACTTGCGGGCCTTGGCATTATCCACGCACCCGATATAGACGGTCAGCACATCACCACCACCGGAGCGGTAGAGGTTAGGACGTTCGACACTAAACCTTTCAGGAAAAGCCGCAATATCAAGGCCCCAGGCAGCTCCATAGCGCAGCGCCAGCACCCGGCTCTTATGCAGCCCGATCTCGCAATCAGCAAAGTTTTGACGATAGCAGTTGGCCTTTTCTACTTTGTCGTGATCTACGAAGTAGAGGGAAACCTTCTTGCCACTTTCAATAATTACCCGGGCAATCCGGGCCAGGTGGGGAGCCAGCCACGAACCGGTGCCGCCGCAACCGACTAACACTATCCGCACCTCCTTATGAGGTGCAATCATAAGAGTAGAAGCGTTGAGATAGCTCAAATCTAACTGGTTGCCGGTAGCGGCGAGGGTGCCCGTGCTAACCGGGTTAGTGCTAACTTGGGGCTCAAGTAATTCCGTGGTCATACCTCTACCTCCATAGCTTCTAGCTCAAATTCTTCCGGTTCCGGGGAGGTTTCCTGTTCGAGCTCATCAGCCACTATGGCATCCCGCACTCGGCCCTCGTAGGGCAGTTCGAATATTTCGGTTGCAGGTATTTGGAAGTGCTGGCCGAAGACGCCAACTCTGACCCTGAGCTGAGGGTGGTCGTAAATCTTGCCCAATACGGCATAGATCCGAAAGCCCTGCTCGTCCCGATCGTCGGTGCCAGAAAAAAAGGCGTTCATGTGATGATGGGAGTGGCATTCGATAAAGGCCAGTTCGTAGCTACCACCTGGAGCGAGGGAGCTCCCTATCGGATTAACGCTGGCATAGTGGCGCTTTTGCTCCGGCAGCACGAGTTTCCAGCCAGGGTAACCGGGCGGCCTACCGGTCCAAATCAAATGAAAAAGAACTTCCAGCGGCCGGCCACGGTCGTCAGCGCTGGCGATGGCACTCTCTAACATCTGCTCGACCAGCGAGTGAGGTACTTTAGGATAGTCCATCTTTACAAAAGGAGTAGCCGGGAGCAGACCGCGCACTTCAGCACCATAACGGAGCGGTTCCATCACCGGCAAAAAGACCTCAAGCCCTTCCCTCTTGGCATGTAAATAGACTCCATCGGCGGCCAGCACGTATTCATACATCTTGCCAACCTTGATCTGTGGCATTTCGGTCTGGGGTTTATTTAATAGTCTATAATCGCAAAACATCTTGTAGCCTCTCTAAATTTCTGATTACTCGTTCACTCGCCGATCAAACAGCGGCGAACTGCATCATTGAGGGTCAGGTTCTGGCCGTAATGGTTAATGATTTGCACCAGATCGGCCAGCGGATATTCCAATTTCCCCTCTGAGGTAGCATGTAAATTCCGTTTCCGGTTGCGAGTAGTTTTTGCATCTTTGCCGGTCTGGGAAGCTTCATACTGATCGGCCAGGGCAAGGAGCTGGGCTCGCACGTCTTCTGGATGTGTTTGAGACTTATTACGAGAGAGATCCGCGTTGTAAGGAGCGTCCGAAATAAAAAGCCGCCAGACTCGTTCTATGGTGTCCCAGCTTGCAGCAGGCGGATTATTCTGCCCAAAACAAATGCTCGTGTTATCGTAGACGTTGGGAAGTGGAGCCGTATATAAAGGAGCATTACCGTCCAAGCTGCCATCTGGGGCGAGCGAACCTTCCAGTCCATTTAACGCCCAGACGAAATAGCGATTCCCGCTGCCGCCAAATACGAGCGGTGGGAGCGGCACCCGGATAGTTCTAGTATCTTCATCTCCGGCCAGTTTGCGGTCAGCCAGCTTTAGACGGGTGAGAGTCAACACATGCACGGCTGCCGGGATCAGCTTCACCAGCCAATCCTGACCTTTTTTATTCTTGCCCCATCTGACCACGCCTGGCGGCAGCCAGCCGGTGTCGAGAGTTTGCGTCGCAAAGGCATTCGCCACCTGCTGAGGCGAAACACATTTAAAATGCTCACCGCCTATTTTCTCGCTACCCTTACTAGCCCGGTGGTGGAAAATTAACTGGCCGGAGGTGAAGTAAAGGGCCGCCTCAACATCCATAAGAGCGCCAGGGCCAGGTGAGAGCAGTTCCCTCATAATTTGTGAGGTCAATTTCAGGCCAGATTGGTTAAAAACCTCCTGCCATTCTTCCGCAGGTGTTTGGGAAATTTCCGCGCCCTCTTCAAACACACTCATACCTCTATTTCTACCAGCGTTAATCCCACTCCCCGGCTCCGGGAGTCCTTCGCTTCGTTCCATATCTTTACTACCTTTCCAAAATTCCTGGCGTCTTCTTCAATCCAGTCATTGAGCGCAGCTACTTTAGGGCTTATCTCGCAGGCTTCCTTATACTCCGCTATTAGCTCGTCTATATCACTTATTCCGTGACTCCAGTAGTAAGCCTCCTGCGGCTCCCAATAATTACAATCAAAAAAAACATTGCCGGTGGAAACGTTTATCAGTTGCACGGCAAGGGGCAAATACGACAGGGGATAGTTTGCCGGGCCGAAGCGATTTACTATCACATCAGGTGCGCACAACGCTTGTAACTTACCCTCGTGAACAGACCCTAACTTTGCCTTCTTGAGCGCTTTTAGGTACTTCTGGCCGGCGTTCGGCCCTTCGCTTGGCTGCTCATTCTCTATGAGTTCAATTAGCGCGTTCGCGGTATAGTCGTACTTATCCCCGCACCACAAAATAAAGAAGAGCTGCCAGGCCAGACGGTGGCCCTCAAGCTCGGCGCCAATATCCTCGCTTCCTTCCCAACTCAGCCCCATATATTCCAGTTCGATCAAATCCGACCGAGTGCCATCCATCATCGAGTCGGCATGGGTCTGGTAGTTAAAGGGGAAAAGAGTTTTTGCTTCTACTAACTCAAAAAACTCTATTTCCCGCTCGCTATAGGCTGCCACCGGTAGCTTACTTGCGCCAAAGCGAGTGCTTATGCGTAAATCTCCCGCACCTGGGAGCATCTGGCTCTTTGAGTTAGCCCACTCCTTCGGGAAGTAGTGCTGGTAAAGCGAAAGGATTGTCACCGACTGCGAAAGGCTTTCAAGGTAAGCGCAGGCGTCAAAAGCGTTTGTCGTGAGCGAAAAACGGGTTATCAGCTTGGAGGCTTCCTGTAAATCAAAAGTTAACCGCGGGCGGACCGGCAAAGGAAGAGGAGCTGGAACCTCAGTTAGTTTGTTCATGCCTTGCGACAACTTCAGTTTCGCCTCTTCCAAAGCTACTGCGAGTCCTACCGGAATCTCGACTGTCATAACAACCTCACTTACCCTCTCTTCACTCTTCTCTTCTAAAACCCGGCGAGGAGACCAGGCGCCGCCTGGCTACCGGCTGCTACCGGCTTAGGTGTTACCTCGACTAGGCGGGAAAGGGCGGCTACCACCTTCTGACCCTCCTCATGTCCTTTCGTTCCGGCGCTGTCAATCATTGGCTGTAGAGCCAACACGTCTTCAATGGAGAGCGTCCCTAGCGCCTGGCGGAATTGGATCTGCCAGGTCAGTTCAAGAGCGGGGTTGATATGCTGCCTGGCCTTCACAAGACTTATGAGAATATCGCCGATTGGGTCGGCACCTTTCGTTCCAGCCTGCTTAACCAAACTAACTACCATTTGCCCGGTGCTATTGGTCTCCCGGCGGATATTAGCCGTAGCTGCTTCCGGGTAGAAAGGTGATAAGGCCTGCTTTAGCCGGGTATCGTCTCCGGCGATAGAATCGTCGAGCTGTAGCTCCTGGCCGTCGGCCGCTAGTTTTACGATTGCCAT